GTTCTTTTCTTGATCTGTCTAACTTATACACATCTCCAGATGAGAGTTCTTTGTTCAAGCAAATGTTAGAACTTACTTCTTCTTGTCCACAAATCTTCATCAGTTTTCTCCAATTTGCGCATTACGAATGTCCCAAAGAACGTCAGCTTGGCATACGTTACCCTCTTTGCCAAACATATCTGAAAGCCCTGAGGCTTTACAGATAAGATCCAAAAGATCAGGATTCTCTTGAATATAATCAACCCACCAAACAATGTAAGCACTAGCACAAGCCCGTGCATTGACAGCTCTTCGTCCTTTGGCTTGTTGCCAAGTCAGTCCAGTTGTACCATCTTCGAAGACTTTCATAGCTTGATAAGCTTCTTCGATGCTTGCTCCATTCAAGCATGATGGTCTAGCATAGAATGCACTGAGGCGTTTTTCGCCTCGACTAGAGCATTCAAGATAAGGATGTTGTCCACGTTGTAGCATTACTTTATCCTCCTTGTTTTGTGTTCTATTAGTATCCATGACTATAAGCATTGCCTTCACTATCAAACCTATAGAAGGTCAAATAAGGATTGCCAAGACTAAGAACATCATTTCGAGCAATATTAGCACAGCTCTCACACAATGTCAAGAGCTCTGCCTCTTCATTGAACAAAGTTTTATGCTTGAGTACATAGCCAGCTACAAGCCCATTACACGGGACTTTAGATGGGCTATCAATATAATAGGCATCACAGTTTGATGTATCTGTGTAACTAGTTTCACAAGATGCAAGAATAAGAATAAGTAGCAAAGTAATCAATGTTTTCATCAGTTTTCTCCAGTTTCTAGTAGATTTCAAAGATTGTTCCGAACTCTTTGCTTTTCTTGGTCATGAGCATCATTTCCATTTCAAAGAGTGCATCCAAGCCCTTACTGCGCTTATCAAGTACAGTAACATAGCTTCCAACTACAACGACCACAGGAGTGTTAGTCTTCCTGGTGATCATCATGATGTGCATGAGGTGTTGTTTCATCACATGTCTGATCATCTCAGTACCAATGATACCAATCCTGTAGACACTGCTTCCAAAGTGAAAGTTGTATCCACTTTCTTTGGAGACCAAGTGACCAACGAACAACGTAAGCTTCCTGTCATCATTGAGGATCTCATTTGTGAGCTCCATTATATCTTTTGAATTCCAAGACCAGTTAGCAGGCTTGGTATAGCCTTCGCGTTTTTGTTCATCACACATGGCTTGGATTTGATTTTTGGTCATTGTAGCTAGCTTGATTTCACTGGCATGACAGATTTCATCCATTTCATGTTCGCACTTAGTGCAAAGTCCTCTGTCTGCGATTCTACGAATTCCACAATCAGGGCATAGTTCAATGTTCATCAGTTTTCTCCAATTTGTGTTTACAATCAAACACATCTAAGTGACAGTAACGAATAGCACTAATCGCGGTAATTATTCGTGAAATGATATAAGAGTCTACTACGAATGAAGTTAAGATTATCTTCATTATCTTTATCCAAGTTTCTCCACATTCCATCAATGTAGTCAAGTTTGCCTGCATAACATAGTTCTTGGATTTCCTCGCAAATATAATATTCGGGGCAATCAGTAGTCAAAGTTCCCTCTGCTCCATGACATACGGTGCACATAAATAGTCCACCTTGACAGAAATAGCAGTAGTATTTTTCACAAGGTTGTTTGCACTTATATTTAGTATGCTTTGTCATCATGTCTCCTTAGAATCGCGGGTACAATTTACTTGAAGTGAACCACCCACATCAGCAGCATCAGTAACAGTGTATCCTACTAGGCAGGGCACACAAATATATTGATACTCTCTAACTGTTTGTTCACCTTCAAATGCGAGCTCATAATCATTAGACTCAGGAACAATGAATTCATCACTACGTTTTACTTCTTCATCATTCCATGTATCCCATAGTACATAGTATATACACTTATCCATCAGTCTTTCTCCTTCCAATCGCGCTCATATTCCTCTCTCTAGACAATCACCACAAATGGGCGGGTTATTACCAGTAGGAAATCCACACCCAACACATGGATTAGTACTATCAGCTACACGTTTTCTACCATGACGTGAACCATATTTACGTCTTGTCTTCTTCTTCTTGAGGATTCGTTTACTTGATGAGTTAGGTGTCCAGGTATTTAACTTACCAACTCTCTTTTGTTCAACCATCAGTCAGTTCTCCTTAGAATCTCGGGTATTAGCAGTGTAGACCCTTCTACCATAAGTAACAGTATACTCCCCTTTATCAGGATCTACTGTAGTCTTGACTATACTTGAATCTTTCAAGCACGGGAAGCAATCAATTATCTCCTTATCTTCATATACGAACTCCTGATACCTATCACAATGCTCAGTATCACGAGCAAATTCAATTTGCCTAGTGTGACTCCAAGTAATCCAGTCTACTGTAACCTTACTCATCAGTCATTCTCCTTGTTAGAATCGCGGGTATTAGTATTATAGATCCTGTTTCCTAGTCATATTAAACATATGAATAGGCCAGAACATTGAATACCCATACTTATAATAGTCATTCAAGTTATTACGACTATCCTCTGTAAGACTAGCATACCTTAGATAGGCTCCAATACCATAGATAATCAGTAGAATGATTGTCATCAGTCTTCCTTGTTAGAAATCGCGGGAATTATCAATCAGATACACCCTTAGGCCAATTAGACTCATCAGTACCATAGAGATGGCTCTTACGGAGCCACTCTTGATTTTCAATTAGTACCTCATTACACTCAGTACACCAGTAGGTATCCAAGTTCTGTACAGTGTCACCCTTGAGTACGCTCTTTTTGCAGTGCTCACACACTACAACATCAGTTTCATGAATCATCAGTGTCCTTTCAGTCAAAACAGTTGATTTAGATACGATTATATCCATTTAGATACTCACCAATATATCCATTTAGATACTCACAAACACATAGAGACCCTCTAAAACCTTTTTTAGAACCACTTACTAGCTATCCCACACACATATACTCACCCCCACTACTTATTATTTTAGATGTAGATGTAACACTAAAACAAGAGATATTACACAATATATTGCATCTTATATACCTCATACTCATAGTCCTAAGAACCCCGGAGATAAGGTCCCCCGCTAGAACCATTGTTCTAGGCATCTTAAAGAGGGGTGGTATCGATATCCCCTAGGGTGGGAGACCACTTCTAGACCCCTAGAAGGCACATAGCCTTCGGGGGCTTTATTCACTCTCCTTCCACTTCTTATGCAGCCTCTTAAGACGCTTACGCTCTTGATACTCAAGGTACAAGTAGAACGCTAGCTTGCCCAAGGGCCAGCCTACCAAACATCCAAGGACTAGTAACATCAAGTCTCTATCTTCCATGTTGACTCCAGTGTCTAAACAGGGTAATAAGCGCGCTAATAAACATTTTATTAGTCACTCAAGGGTCAAACTAGTGTATTATGGCCCAACAAGGGCCATAACACGTTCACTCAATGCCTTCAGGCATATCCATGCGCATAGACCACAAGTCAAGCTCGCGGTAGTAGTCCAAGCACTCATCACAGTAAGCAGGATAACTATTAGTATCCACCCGATTCATGTTACATGCCAAGCACGTATCATGATCCATCCATGACCTCTTCATAACGCCATGGTACTTACCAGGGTCTTCTGGCTGTCGGTCAATGGTAATAGGCGGCTCAGGAAAGTGTCCTTGGCCTTCACAGTTCTCACACAAGCATGTTACACGAACATACCTATGAATAACGCCAGTAGTATTGCATTCACTGCAATCAATCATATTGTCCTTGGGCTTTTCAACGGTAATAGACGCGAGCACATCAGCAATAGGTCCACTGATGTGAGTAGGTCCCTCGCTTCGCCTAGCACAAGCAAGACACCAACCATCACTCAAGTCGTAGGTTGTTCCACAACCTCGACACTTGGGCTCACAATCAGGACAAATCCTGTCAGGACCAGGCTTGCCACAGACTAGACACATGGGCTCCTCACCATCAACGTTGACGAGCTCAGGCTCGTCGTAGTCATAGTTCTTGTCACAGTCAGGACTCATATGAGACTGACCACAGCATGTCTTGCACCAGTACAATGAATTGTACTCGATGCAACCAGCTTCAGAAATGAGAATGCTTTGACCGCATTGCTCACAAATCGCGACATCAGTTCTATCTTTCATCAGACAGTCTCCTTTTCAAGCTTCTCGTCAACAGCTTCCTCAATGAACTTCAGTACCTCAGGGCTGAAGTTAAAGGAACTATTAAGCACACTAGCATCACAGAAACAATCTGCGGGCTCAGTATAATTGTACTTCTTATTCATGACTTTAGTAGTAAGCATACACAGTCGTATCACTATCTCTTTCTTGCTCATATCAACTCCAGTTTCTTCAGAATACCTTCAGTAAGAGTTTCAGCATAGAGCTCGCACAAACGAACATCGCATACAATACACCACCATTTAGCATCACTGGTATAAGCATCATATTTAAATATCTCTTTAGAACAGATCATACAAATACACTTTTCATCGTCCATCAGTCACTCCTTTTAGCTTGTCTTCCAGGTCACGTACACGTACCTTAAGATCAATCATATTATCTTGAAGTACAGCAATATATTGCAAGATATCCTTCTCAGTAAGTGTATTTACAACAAGTTGCTTAATAGCCATCCTTACTTGAAGATCACCTTTAATACTAGCCAGCGTCACATTTGTCATCACGCATCCTTTCCAAGATCGCGCTTAATCACCATACGCACATAATCACGTAGTTCATTACTAGCAGCTCGCTTCGCTCGCCGCTTATTATTAGCAAGCCATACCCTAACAATAGGGAATAGCACAATAATACCTAGTAGCACATAGTAGAACATGAGTAACCTCCTAAGGTAAGAGTAACCAATAGTAACGCCCTCGCTTCGCTCGGGCTACTACCTAAAAAAGGGGCAGACACCATTGCTGATGCCTGCCTCTTGTAATTGTCTAGACCCGCCTACTTGGCCCATTCACTTTGCCACTTGAGAAAGCTGGTCGCAAATGAGCGGCCTGCCTCCTCAAGCTGCTTCTGGGTGAAGCCTCGCACTTTGCGATGCCAAACGAAGTTCTTCATGAAGACTCTCTTCAGAGCCTTCTCTTGACATTCACTCATTACTGTTCCCCTTCATGGGGTGACACCCCTCGTGGACCAAGCATGGGCATTCAGTGCAGACCCTGTGCCAGAAGCCCTTGCCTTCGTGTTGACCGATGACGTGGTTGTAGCCAAGCCAGAGGCCCAGCAGGTTCGATGTAACGAGGCCGATGGTCAGTACGACCAGGACCATCACCAGTGTAGTAGTAACGTTCTTCTTCATTGCCTAGCTTTCCTTGTAACAGAGTGCACTATTACACTCTAAAAAAGGGGCACACCTAATTTAATAGATGTACCCCTTGTAGTTAACTGGCTAGTTTAGTGACTAGACGTTGGCAGACGCAGGCATGTCAATCCAGAAGCCCCAGTAACCGTTGGGACGACCGTACTGATCACGCTGACGCCAGATCTGCATCACAGCGAGCTTGTCGACACACGAAGCCGTGATGTACTTCTCAGTGCCCTGACGGTTGCTCTTGGGACGCTCACCAGAGAACGCAGTGATCATGTGAATCACCTTGCGCTTGTTGGTCCTCTCCTGCACCGGATCATTGGACACAGGGATGACCAGCAACACCTCCTTGTCAGTGAGCGGACCATCTGCGATACGAGTCATGAACGTCCACGACTTCGGGTTGTCCTTCACCGTCTTCAGCTGCAGCAGGTAAGTGCCGTCTTCGATGGTTGCGGGCATGTCGTTGATGTCTTCTGAAGTGAACTTGGAACCCATGGCGGGTCCTTTCTGTGGTTAGGTAACTGTGAATAGAACGCACAATGCGTACGTCCTAAAAAAGGGGCAAGCCTAATTTAATAGACTTACCCCTTGTAGTATTACATCAGACCACTAGCCTACTTGGCGTTGGGATCGATGAAGCACAGGTTCATGACAACCTCTTCACCGTAAGGAGCGCCCTTGTAGGTCTTGGCCTCACTGATGAAGCTGGCACCAGGCAGAGCTTCGCAGAGCCAGTTGACGTAGGCATCACCAGCACTCTCTCCATCCTTGAAGACCAACTCCATTACAAGACCCACTTGGGTAGTCAGAGCGCCGAGCTTCATACTGGTCTTCTTGTCACGACCCTCACCCGTGTACCGGAACAGCGTACGGACCTTGGTACCCTTGAACTGACCCTCATCCATGATGTGGCAGTGCAGGACCAGGTCACCAGTGTCAGGGCCTTCACCACTCTTGAACTCGACAGTGTTGATGCTGAAGTTGTAGGTGGCTTGCGTGACGTTGATGTTGGGAATGATACCCATAGTAGTATGCCTCTTCTGAGTTAGGCGTTTAGTAAAACAGAACACACAAAATGCGTGTCCTAAAAAAGGGGCAGTACCAAGCTAATGATACTACCCCTTGTTGATTACACTCTACCTAGAGACTACTTCTCTTCAGAACCAGACGGCAGCTCCTTGGCCAACGACTGCAGCTCTTCCTTGATGGTGTGGAGCTTATCTTCTTTCTTGGCACGAGCCTTGATGTAGGCACTCTCATCACGCTCCATCTGGGTCTCGATCTTGTTGGCCCTTGACATGAGTTCATCGAGACGCTCGTACTTGAGCACGATGGTCTTCATCTCCAAGGTGTTGCTTGACATGGGCTTGCGGGTGCGCTTGTTGATGCCTTCGATGACATCTGCGAAGCTGGGGATGTTGATGTTGAGTTGCATAACTATGTACTCCTATGTACATGAGGTAACAGAAACTGGGTCACACTACAATGCGCGACCACTAAAAAAGGGGCCATACTAACTTAATAGTACAGCCCCTTGTATGACTGCTATCTACTACTTACGCTTCCCCCACATGTCCCTGAACTCTTTGCTTGTAAGCATCCACCATGTGAGTCTCGTTGCAGCAACACAGACCACCATGATAGTGACCATGTTCTGCCTGAACGTAGCCTTAGGGGCGTCATTGATGTTCATATCAGTCTCCTTGTTGTTACCACTTCATCCATGCGTGGTAGTCTTCGATGGTCCACTCACTGAGCGGATAGTAACTGTAACACATCCATAACCACATATCACTTACTCCTTTTGTAACGGACTCTGAACACACGACCCTCATGTGTAGGCTTAGCACTGAACAGGCTATACACACGCTCCTTGCACACACCACTGAGGCACATGTATGTATACACATAGCCCTTGGTAGTAGGGACACACTGCTTGACACCTGTCATGATAGAGGCAGGCTCACCACAATGAGTACATGCATGCACACTGCGCCTATCAGTAAGGGGCTTGCATACAACACAGTAGTTGCGCTTACCCTCCTCTTCATCATGCACGAGTACAGTGATGTCACATGCATAGCATTGGGTAGTGATCATATGACTAGTCCCTTGTCCATGCGTTGTAGCACCAGCAGCATGTGGCTGCGAATGCAAGAGGTGTAGTCATTGGAACAACCCACATGACCAACAGGATGAAGCACTCGATGAAGTGTTCGTGCATATCAGACCATATGTTCTCAATCATCTTAGACATATCAGTATACTTTCTTGTTAGTGTCAGTAAAACCTAAGTGATGCATATCAATACACCACTATCAAAAAAGGGGCCCGCCTAAATTAATAGACGAGCCCCTTGTAGTTGTCTAGGCCCTAAGGTCTAGCTACAGTGGTTGCAGCCCTGGCCAGCACAGTAGATGCAGCTCTTGGGCTCTTCCTTGGTCTCACCAGTAACTGCCTCTTTGGCCTCGTTGATGATGGCCATGGTGTTGGTGTGGAGCTCTTGGTACTCCTCCAGGGTACAGTCCATGTCGCTCTCGAACTGGACGTTGAGCCCACCATCAGTGAAGGGCATGTCGTTGTGCTCAGTGACACCTACGACGTTGGCTTGGACGACGATCTTGAGTTTGATATGCATAGCGCTGTCTCTATCTCTGTTGCAATGATAACACGGAATGCGTTACCTCTAAAAAAGGGGCACATCACACATATGTATGATGCACCCCTAGATTGTCAGTCCCTATGGACTAGCCTTGACGCTGCCGAATCAGACGCTCAGCCAGCGCGAGCAACTGATCACGACGAACACTGCCCTTGGGCTGCTTGTACGCCAACCGCTGAGTCTCGAAGTACTGCGCTGCGTTGCGATCCACAGCCACACGATGAGCGGGACGAGCTTGCTCGTAGACTTGGATGTCGTCGAGGATCTTGGCTTTCATGATGTTCTCCTTGAACATGTCGTTGCATTGACTTGGGCAATTGCTTAATGCGCATGCCTCTAAAAAAGGGGCAAGCACCATGTGGTACTCACCCCTAAATCATTCAGCAGTCAGAGACTACTTGGCTTGATCCAGATGCGCTTGGTACTGCACCTCGGTCATCTTGAGGGCCTTGCGAGCGCGTTGGAACTTGATCTGCTCCGGGGTCCGTCTCGCGGTCCTCTCGATCTGCTGGTCCACGTGGATCTGCTTGAGCTGCGCCTTGGCGGCACGGTTCATCTTGGCTTCTTCGTGGAGCTCGTTGGTTTCGTGACGACGACTGAACATGATATGTCCTTTCAGACATGGGTAGAAACGATAGGTAGCAACATGCATACCTAAAAAAGGGGCCTATACCATACACATGTATGATACAAGCCCCCTTGTACTACTACCCTGCCACTACCCTACCACTACCACTGACCCATCTCCTTCTGCCTCTGCGCTTCCCTACTAGCTATCCTATGTGCACCCTCACTGACCAATGAGTTACCACATGCGTCCAACCAGTAGTATGCCTGTTGAGCATCTTGCCATCCCATTGTAGCCTCGTACTCAACGGTGTCCTCACACCACTCAACGAAGGACATATGCCTATTGTGTGCACGCATCATGTCAATAGTGAGCTGCCTTGCCTTGTTCTCCTTGATGAGTGCCACATGCATCTCCTTACCAGACAGCGCACTACCCTTGACCACGAACAGCCGTACGAAGCGATCCACACATGAGCGCAGCACACTCACGATGTTATCACTGTACCAAGTGATGACCAATACGAACACACACAGAGCCACGATCAGAAACGAGAAGAGAGCAAACATGGTGTTTCCTTTCAGAAAACGACCCGTGGGCATGAAATGGAACTTCCACTTCTTCATATACCCACAAACAAACATAATCACCCAGCCCGACTCCCCTTTTTTTATATCCTGTAGTATAAAATTTCTCTGAAATTATATTCTGAACGCAATAGCAAAGCTATTATAAAAGTCGCGCCTATCATTGACTTCTTTTCAGGTACACTTTCCAAACATGTCAAAAGCTCTAGAGCTGTTCAGCTCTATCGCGCTTGAAGTTCTCTGCACTTCAAAAGCTCGCGGCTAGTCTTGACCCCTCTTTCTTTTTTATTTTTTTGTTAGCTTTTTACCCTATAAGACTTTTTAAATGCTAGGTACTCTAGAAGATTGCATCTTCTATTGCGATAAAACGTTACGAACGTTCCAGAGCGGAAACAAGTTAAGGCTACAAGCCTTATTATCGATAGCCATGGACTGGACAAAAACCTTACCATTTAGAGAGCTGACTACCGATCAGCAACAGGAGATAGCAATGGAGTTCAATAAGATGACTCATTGTATACAATCTTTATATGGAGGGAATGTTATATACTTTGTCCGTGATTATTACATCTTGGACCCAGACGAATAATATAATGTTCACATGTGATCCCTGGGGCAACGCCCTAGAAGTTTTATATCTCTCTGGCCCTATGACGGGCTATGAGGACCTTAATAAGCCCGCGTTCGACGCGGAAGCCACGCGACTCAGAGCCTTAGGCTATGTTGTTATCAGTCCTCTCGAAATGGATCAAGTAAATGATCCAGACTATGGAGAGAAGTACTGGAATGTACTCAAGCGTGATGTCATCGGCATGATCTCTGCAGACGCTCTAGTGCTCCTTCCTGGCGCGATTAGCAGCAACTCCAATGGAGTACTCGTAGAGACTTTAATTGCCTCACAGCTTAATATACCTATCATAGAATCCATACTAATAAATACACCTCCAATAAATACACCTCCAATTACAAACAATGAAAACTACGAGCAAGCTACAACAGAATGCCATGAAGAGAACGAAGAAAACGCCAAATGCTTCCGTGAAAACCAAGTTTAAGCCTTGCGGCCACAGGCTCTTGGTTAAAAAGATCGAGATGGAAAAGACCACCGCAGGTGGTATCGTTATTCCTGGATCTCCAGTTGAGATGCAGACAAGAGGTCTTATTTGCAGAATTGGCAATGATTGTCAAGGACCCTGGTCGACGGGCGACTTGGTCGCGTTTGAAACGCATGCAGCTCGTGAAATAAATGACTTCGAGACTGGTGAAACGAACGGCGCACTCATTGTATTGCATGAGGACGATATACTCTGCTCTACTAATGCCCCTCTTAGAAAGGACGCCTAATGACAAGCGGTGATTTAAAACAACTACTTATTGAAGTCAATGAAATGGCTGATAGTATTGGCCTAGAAGATAGTATAAGATTCGAGCTACTAGAGACTGTGATGAGATGCTATAAGAAGGCTAACAAAATAGATAGTGACAATGGAGCCGCCCAAACTATACCAAGTGGTATTACTTGGCCGAGTCATCAGACCTGGGCCGATGTAGCCGGTCATCCTGACAGTGTAGCTCCTACTTTTAAGTATCAACAAGGTCAAGCTACAGAGACTGTATACACTACTGATAATACTGATACAATGAAATGGGTTGCATCAGACGGCAGCGTACGATGCGTAAACGAGACACTATGTACGTAAGAGAAAAAGGCTAAGCCTTAAATGGCACTGGCAATAAACATAAGGAATCCAGAGTTCTCCGGTATTACCGGGACCTCAGGAGATCTTGTCTATGGCGGCGGTCCGGGAGCAGTCTTTGGTACAGACTCGCTTCCGGGCAACCTTTCTTCTGTCAACCTAGGCATAGGTACGCTGCAAGAGTACCGTAAAGTATTCGTTGGTGTAACTAACTTCTTGACTACTGGAGATATCACACCGCCGGTAATTAGTAATTTAGCCATTAGTGGTATAACCACTACTGGCGCTAATGTTACTTGGGACACTGATGAGTTCTCTACTAGCGTTGTTAACTATGGTACTAACATAAACTATGACCTAACTACAACAGGGGATCCCACTCTCCTTAGTCATGTAGTAAGTTTAAATAACCTAGAAGAAGGCGTTACCTATTATATTCTAGCTAGCTCTTCAGATCTAAGTGTAAATTCAAATACTGCTTCTATCGCTAGCAGTTTTATAACAGCTGATACGACAGCTCCTGTGTTATCAGGTATAACATCAGGCAATATAACGAGTGGCAACATAGAGATTAGCTGGATCACTAATGAGCCAGCTACTTCCGTAGTAAATTACGGACCTAGCATAGGACTAGGAGAAACTGTCATAGGAGAGGCAGGCTTAGTCACCAGTCATCAAATTGGTTTAGAGGGGTTAACTGGTGAGACACAATACTTCTATGAAGTAGAGTCAGTAGACTTTGGTAACAATACAGGTACCAGTGGCATATTCAATTTTGTTACTTTAGATGGTTTACCTCCAATAATAAGTAATTTATCAGTTGCTACTGGTATAGACTCAGCCACAATACTGTTTGACACTAATGAAGCAGCAGATGATCAAATAGACTACGGCACTGATATTTCTTTTGGTAGCACTATTGGTCCATCCATAGCCTTCGGCACAGCTCACTCAGTAGCAGTCACTGGTCTTGCAGGTGGTATTACCTATTTGTATAAAATAACTGCTACAGACGTTGCAGGGAACTCTGGGACAACAGGAGAGCTAGGAGACCTAAGCTTCACTATTCCTGCTCTTAATATTAACATTAATAATGTGCAGCCAAGTAGCGTAACTACTTCAGGCTTTACTGTTGACTGGGAGACAGAATTAAACTCCAATTCAATAATTGACCTAGGAGATTCGTTCCCACCTGCTGGAGTATACAACTTATTATCACAAGGTAACGCTACAGAGCTTGTAAGTTCTCACTCAGTTACAGTGACAGGTCTGTCTGGAGATACTAGGTATGACTTTAGAGTAAGTAGTGCAACAGGAAATACTACCGAGAAATCTAATAACTTATTCCTTACTACGGTAGATAATATAGCACCTACCTTTCTCACTGCTGCTACACAGAATATTGGCTTCGCTAATGCAACCGCAGTATTTACTACAGATGAAGGCACAACAGGAGAGATTAACTGGGGAACTGTAGGTAACTTAAGTAATAAGAAAGTTACAAGTGCTACACAAACTACTAGTCACTCTGCTATATTAAATAACTTAGTGCCTCTTACTAACTATGAATGGTACCCTGTGGCTACAGATCAAGCGGGCAATACCAGCACTGGTGTAACACAGGAGTTCACTACTTCTTCAATAGCCATTAATATTAATAATATTAGTGTCTCCAATGTAGGAGGTACCTCTAGTACCTTTGATTGGACAACTGCTGTTGCCAGTAACTCTATAGTTAATTATGGAGAGACAACAGCCTATGAGAATACGCAAGGTAACGCTGGAGAACTAGTAACAAATCATCAAGTTATTCTAAGCGGCTTAAATAGCGAAACATTGTATCATGCTCAAGTAAGTAGCACTAGTGGAGCTATCTCTGAGCTATCCTCAGACATAACATTTAATACACTAGATATTACTGCGCCAAATGTGTCTTCTGTAGGCGTAACCAATATAGGGCTTAACTCTGCCACTATGGGTTGGGCAACTAATGAGCCATCTACTGGTCGTATAGACTATGGAGCTACTCAGTCATATGGCTCTGTAATACACAGTCAAGATGCATTTGCACTTAATCACTCAAAAAGTCTTCAAGGCTTAACGTTCTCTACTACTTACAACTATATGATTACCGCTACTGATTCAGCTGGTAATCAAGGTCAGACCGCAAATAAAACATTTACTACTTCAGATTCAGCATTGTCGTTTGCTCTTTCTAATATAGATGTAGTAAATATAACTCCTTCTGGAGCTGTATTTACTTGGGAGACTAATACAGCAGGTGACTCCAAAGTTAGATATGGCCCAACAACTAGTTATGGTAGCAATGTATTCGACGCTTCTAATGTAACCTCTCATAGCATTGCTTTGACTGGCCTGTCAGAGAGCACAGTCTACAATGCTAAGGTAATATCTCAGAATTCACCACAGTCAGCTTCGTCATCTAATATTATCTTCACTACGTTAGATGGAACTCCACCAATTTTAACAGAGATCAATACTGGTAACCCCTCAAAGACATCAGCTAATATCTCTTGGATTGCAAGTGAGAATATTAATAAGCATATAGAATGGGGCACAGATTTGTCCTACTCTAAGGGCAGCTCTATTAATAGTGGCCTATACCAAAACATTCATTCACAGCAGATAACCAACTTAGACACTAACACGAAGTACTTCTTCTATATTGAAGGAGCAGACACTGCTGGCAACCTTGTGCAAGCTGGTGGAGCTGGACAGTTCTTTACAACTGACCCAGTAACAATTGAGATAAGTAATGTTGAAGCTAATCAGATCAATGCTACTGGCGCTGTTATCACATGGGATACATTAGGTCAGCCGTCTAGCACTTTAGTAGACTGGGGCAGAACAGCTAACATATATACTGGCTTATTTGGTAATAGCGGAGAGACTACTATCAATCACAGCATTGGCATGGCTGGCCTTGAAGATGGTACGACGTTCCACTACAGAGTTCGTAGTGCGGCCTCTGGTGTAACAGGTCAATCATTAGATGCGCAATTTTCTACGCCAGATGTTACAGCCCCTATAATAAGTAATGTACAATCGAATGTAATTAGTAAAGATACAGTCTCTGTGTCGTGGGATACTAATGAAGCGGCAAATAAGAAGGTAGTATGGGGACAGTTTGGCAACTATTTATCAGGAGAGCTTGCTACTAGTGGCACTTATATCAATGGAGCTAACTCAACTACAATAACGAATCTTAGTCCATCTACTCAATATTACTTCCAAATTACTGCAGCTGACCAAGCCGATAACGTTTCAGTTACTGGTAGTTTAAACGAAAGCTTTATTACAGATCCTAATACAATAAGCATTACGAATGTTAACTCATCTAACGTTACATCTAGTGCAGCCAGTATAACATGGAATACGTCTATCGCAGCTAACTCTATAGTAGACTACGGGCCAACTATTGGATATGGCAGCCAGCAAAGCCTTGGCGCCTTAACTACTGCACATACTATTGGTCTATCTAATTTATCTGAGCAAACACAATATCACTACAGAGCTAGAAGCATTAACTCTGGCCAGATAGCTTCAGGTCAGTCACCAGACTTCACGTTCACTACGTTAGATGGGACTCCACCAGTAATAACTAACGTGCGAGTAGCGAACACTGGTTCGACTAATGCTGATATAGCCTGGGACACTGATGAAAACGCAACTTCAACGGTAGAGTATGGCTTTACTACTGGCTATGGAGAGACCGCTACTAAGGGCACTCAGAAAACACAAAGTCACTTCCTCTCTATATCTCCTCTGTCTGGTAATCAACTCTATCATTACAGAGTTAGGTCTGAAGATACAGATGGAAATGAGTCAGTAAGCTCAGATAATTCGTTTACTACATTAACTCCTTCAAGTGGTAGCTCTAACTTTAGTGACGGCAATACTGTTGCATCTATCAGAGGATACTATCCAGGTTGGAATCCCTTCTATGTAGACTTTACAATTCCTCTTCAGGACGCTAATGATCTAGATGATTCTATAAACTTTACCATTGACGAAGATACAGCAGGAAATATATGCCAAGTAGAAGTAGTAAAAAGAGACTCTGAGGATAACCCTCTTACTGCAGAGCTTATAAGCCAAGTTACATTAGCTAACCCTCCAGCTAAAGGGTCTAAGCTAAATCTTACCGTTAAAGCTACGTCTACTCCTAAGCCTGCTGCGTCTTCATATGCTCCAAATAAGATAGGCATTAACGACCCTTCGTTTACTGGATTTATGACAGCTCGCATGTTACTGACGCAAGGAACAGCTAGCTCCACATTAACAGATCCGTCTTTCAACGAAAAGTTAATAAAAGATGGGCACTTATGCAAGCAGTACAGATACTATAAGCGACTATTGCATTCTGGTATTCCAACAGTTGGCATACATACTTACGTAACCTACTTTAAGAATGACCCTACTATACTTGTAGAAGCTAGAGTAAGCAATGGCCATGTTAATCCAGATCCTAATTCTGGCTCTACTAGAGAGACAATTGGAAAAATATACTTTGATGAGCTGTACATTGACTATGCCAATGGTATAAATGGTAGTAAAGAAATAACCACAGCTGTTCTCAGAAACAGCATGACAGAACAGACAGGTCTAGGAACTGGCTCTAGCTCTAGACTAACATTAGCTAAGGTACAAGAACAGCAACATATTATGCCTCCTAACAGTTGCTTTACTAGAAGGTTTGCAATTCATGACACTGGCACGGGTAACAAGGAGAGAGCCAGAGAAGAGTCAGAGCTATCAAGGCTATTTGTCTGTCAAACTGGCGGCCTAAGAGACTGGCATAGAGTTCCGGGGTATCTTTTTGGCGGCTTGAGGATAGGAGAGCTAGACAGTACGTATAAAACTCGTTGGAGAGGTAAGAGTGGAATTCTAGAGGTTAACACCGGATATGATGGAATAGAAATACCGGCAAAAGAGTGGTACGAAGAAGGCACAAAGAAAAGGCAGCAGACAGGTGCGCCACCCGGAACGCCGCCGCCGGCTGGCAGCGGCATAGCATTGACTGGCGATGAACAAGGTAAAGCTTATGGCTTGTGGCAACCTAGTCACGCTAAGGCTCAAGGTCCTACTGGAGCTCCTAATGTTCGTCCTTGGATGGGCTGCCATCTATCCATCTATATGGCTAAAAATGCAGCTCTTTTATCTCAAGGTAGTATGGAGCGAATATTTGGATGGATGTATTTGGATAATGGGGAATTTGCATCTGTTGAAACCTGGGATGCATTCTATCATAATTCATCTAATTCTCAGGTAGGAGAAACTCCAGCGCACACATCAAGTGGCATCAAGTGGAACTGGACATCAGTTATAAATACTAATTTGTATCCATATACTTACACTGGCAGTAATACCAATCTGGTCAGGGCGTATAATACTGGTTTCTGCCCTTATGAAGGTAAAATACAGCAGAACAGCAGTAATGTATGGTGGGATAGCAACTGGGCATACTATCCAATCCCAGGCAGTAACCCCCCAGCATCTTACGGAGGAGACCAAGGCTTCGTATCATTAGATTGGCAACACTGGTTGCCAGCTTTTAAGCACGAACCTATACTGTCTGAGTTACTGAACGACGCAATTACGAAAGATAATATTGAAGCTTATTCTGAAATGAGTTGTCATGGCATATTATCTGCATTTAAGCAGAATGGCTTTGGCGGCGGCGCATTAATGAATAAGTCTGGCTTTCCAGCAAATACCGGTACTCCATTTGGAAGAGATTACTCTCCAGTAGGCACTCTTATACTTCAATATGCATATGGGGATACAGCCACTAGAAAACGTAAAGCTTATACACTTCAAAGGCTAGTAGAGGTAATTAACTTTGTTAACCCTCCATCAGGAGTATTAGACAGAAGAAGAAACGGCACAGGAGGCAACACTCAAAAGAAAACTGTTGGACAATGGCCAGGAGTAGATTACTATAGCTCCATTGGTTGGAACAAATTTACAGACACTAATATTGGTCCACAAGGCAAGTATGACTTTGCGACATATCAAACCCAGTATATAGAAGGTATGTTATGGGGAGTCACTAATTTATACCTTAAGAATAGGTGGCTTAACCCTACAATTGAGCATCCTAATGATCCATTCCTGACAAAGACGGCAACTCAACAGCAGTACAATGGCATGCTGCAGCATCACATTGATTACGCGTCAAACTTTATGCCACCTGATCCTATCAATGACCCTGGTGCTACATCCGCTCCAATGAAAAAAACCGGTAACGGCAGGCAATTAATCGCTACCTGGGCAGTTAGGCACGTAGCTAGTGGCGAGACATCGATAGGAGAGCCAGGAGTAGTGTATAACAATGGAAACTCCGTGATTTTTGCTACTAGTGCGCAGACTCAGCTATGGGATAGTGATCCAGCATGGCCAAAACAATATCCTCAAATTATAAAACCTGTGGCGAATCCATTTCAACCTGATCCGTATGGGCTTTTTGGAAACGGAGTTTCCCTTCTTGACAATTTGCATGGCTGGCATCAGTTTGTAATTGGTGCAGTAGCTGACCATATATTAAATGGGACTGCTCTTAATACCAATAATAAATTTTTAAATGGAAGTAACTTTTACATAGAGTCTAGATCATCTATACAGGCTAAGTTAAATTGGATAATGGATCTTGGAGATGGCATTTACGATAACCTCTCTCCAGGGAATCTAAAGAAAATTAACTTTACAGAAAATGGCTGTGCGCCATTAATAGGTGAGCTACAAAGGGCGTTAGAAGCTGGGGCTTCTACAGGTGAACAAGTTAAAAATGTAAAGTTGTATCTATTAAGGAAACCTAGAGTTGGCCAGATACTGATCGGCACCACTCCTCATTATAATGATTTTATCACTGACAATACATCTGCACAAGGCTCACAAAAAAATATACAATGGTTCAGTGAAAATGGCGTTTTATCTCCAAGGCCAGACTTCCAAGTGCTAGGCGGCTTCTCCAAGCCTGTCATTCTTAGAGATGAGAATGGAGTAGTAGGTGGAAATATAAATGTAGGAACCGCTAAAGAGTTCTCGGTACCAATCTGGATTGTACATAAAATTGAAGAATCAGAAACCGAAGGTGGTAGCTTTGACTTCACACTAGGGATAGATGCAGAAAGCGTTTAGTATATGCGAGTTTATTGGGTATGCGATAAAGCCAAGTGTAAGAAAAAGAATTGGAGAACCATTCCGCAAGGAGATATCATAGTTGAAGATCTGTGTGCCTTTTGTGAAGAGTACATAATGGAACCATTGACTGTAGAAATTAAGCCAAAACAAAAACGAAAACAAAGAAATGACAAACCAAAAAAGTGATAAAGTAGTAGAAGAAAAAGACTATAATTATGTCACTGAAGACTTAAAGAAACGTGTAGGCGTGTACCCCATGATGGAAGTGCAGTACTGCCCTTACATCTCCAAGAAGGTCCCTGATATAATCAATGGCGGAGAAAGAAAAAGGAAGTATGGCGTTCTATGGTCCATGTCCTGCATCCCTCAGTATCATGACCAGGAAGACCCTACAGTTATCCAAGCTAAAGCTCCTATGATGCTCGTGGACTCAGATAGCATTGAAGATCTAGAGGAGATGATGATAGCGCAAGTTAAAGGTACGATAAAGCTTTATAAGGATGTAGAATCTGGAGAAGTTGTACCGCCTACTTTTGAAGAGGTAGCAAATGTCTCTACTGGACAAGGGTAAAGAAAAAAGAATACAGGCTATACTAACCTGTATAGCTCCTGATCATAGGGACCCTACTGTTCTACGTATTAATATAGATAGAGTAGGCGCTTATCTAATGAAGGAGGCTAATTTAAAGTTCTCCATGACTCGTTTTGATAAGGATCTCGAACAAGAGATGAGGAAAACAGTTGGTTATCCTATAACCCCTGAGTTGCTTCATAGAATAGCTTTGTATATAGACGACTTAGCTATTTACCTTACCTCAAAGCAAGGCAAGATAGAAGCGACTCGTATGGATGAAGTCCGATCTCGTAGACAAAAACAGTTGAAAGAAAGGAAAAAGTAACTGATGCTTAGTACGGTTGACCTTAAGAACTTTCAAAAGATACTAGAAGATAGCATTACTAATGTTATTCTAGTGCACCATAAACAATATATGGAGCAGTACTTGAGATTCCGTAAAATGAATGGACCGCAGTGCCCTTTCTGTAAAGCAGCTGCTAAATATATATACGCTGCAGAGATTAAAAGAAATGGTGCTGATTTCTTAAGACGTGTAAAAACAAACCAATGGGACGGCTATGAATAACAGCGTTATACCATTAACAGGAGGTGATCTAATCTATTTTATTCCTTTAAGTAAGTCAATCAATCTAAAGACGCTTATAGGAAAGGAGATTAGGTCACTATAAAAGAATAATATTATGGCGCTCACACCGGAAGACGATAAGCTATTAGACCTAGCGTTAAATAAAAAGCGAGACCAGGACAAGCCAGGCCCTGAAAAAGCTACGGCTGTTGCACCTGTCTTAAACAATAATACAAATTCGCTAGTTCTAGCTGCCACTGAAGCCGGTGTGAGCATCCCCAGCGAGAAAATGGACATCATACATAAGTTCATGGACTCGGCTAAATTCGGCCATCAAGCTACCATAGTGATGAAGTGCCAGGGTGTTGCCTGCCCGTTCCTTAATATGTGTCCGCTACATGAGGCCGAGCTAGATTTACCAATAGGAAAGCGCTGTCCTGTAGAAAAAGCGGTAATGGAACAGTGGGTATCAAGAAGTATAGCTGCTCTAGATATAGACCCACTTGATCCAGAGTACTCTATTGACATGGAGATGGTCTATGAGATAGCAGGCATGGAGCTGATACGTATGCGTGCAGCATATGAGCTATCTGAAAGCCCTAAGCTAGTAGAAGAGAAGATCGTTGGCTACTCTCCTCAAGGAGACCCTATATATGATGAGAAGCCAGCAGCATCTCTCTTTATCATAGAGAGAAACTCTAAAGCGATCAACAAGATCAGAGAACAACTACTTGCAACTAGAAAGGCCCAAGCATCTGTTGGTCACTTGCAAGGAGATCCATCTATACGAGCCGCCAAGCTTAAAGAGAAAGCCAAGACTATTGCACTTAAGAGGCAACAAATGGGCACCATTACAGATGCAGAATACGAGATAAAAGATGAAGATACTTAAGCCAGGAGGAAGGCTACCTCTAGGCGTAAGAAGCTCTGTTACAGCAGAGTCATCATATGCAGGCTTTGAGGTAATGAAGTCGCATAGCTCCCACGGTTTTCCAGGTGGTAGAGCACAGTTCTTCAGAGAAGCGCTTCAAATTACCTTTGGGCTTTCTGATGATTTTATTACTAAATCTAAGATATCATTAAGTGATGCCGCCAAATTAAAAAGGATAAACACTAATGAGTTAAAAGAAATGGGAGCTTTAATGGCTGAAGGCGCCAATCATAAGCTTACTTTTAAAAAGGCTCCTAGTATGCTAAAGTCAGGTATTACGGCAGATGGAAAAGGAAACTTGGAAATAATGACTAAGCGAGGCCTCAATACAAGCAATAAGTCATTAGTAATACATGAGATGTTAGAAATGGATCAAATGATGATGAGGAGAGGCGAAGCACGCGCATTTGGTAGCCACCAAAATAGAACTGTCATAGCTGAAGAAACTAGATTTGCTAGAGCCTTAGGCTCTAAGACAAGAAAAGCTCAACTACACCTTAGAACCTATGACTATAGTAAAACTCAAGATGATAAATACAGAGAAGGCCTAGAAAGATTTGGTTTAATTAAGCCTGCTACAAAAGCGCATAGGCAAAAAAGAATAGACAAAATATTTGAAGGTATGGACGAAGCTATTGCAACAGTAGCTAAAAGTAGGCCACCAGAATATTATGAAGGTATACTTAGGCAGTTGCGCGCCCAGAGGCAAGGAATCATAGGCAAACAATCAACCAGTAAAATAAGAGATCAGATGTCTAGAAATCCGTCTATGCCCTTTACTAAGAGACGTTTAGGCGGAAATTACACTGTCAACAAGTCCCGTTATATACCTAAGAACTAGAGCATGGTTAATACTAAACTACTTACAGCTGGAGCTATAGGCATAGGCATTAAATTGCCATTGCTAGGTCTTCGCGGAGTAGGCGCTGCCTATAAATATGGGCGCGCTAATAACCCTAAAATAACAGGTCTCTTGACTGGTGGTGCCGCTGCATATGGGGCAGGAGCTATATTAAGTCCTATAGCAGAGCATCAAAGAGAAGTATACCTATCTAGGCATGGAGACACAGAGCGTAATAGAAAAGTATCCAATACATTTGGAGCTATAGGCACAGTGACTAGCGCTGCAATAGGCATAGGAGTAGGCTTAGGAGTAGGCCGTAATAGAGGTCCCAAAATAGCCCGTCCCTCTTCTAAAGTCAATGCTCATTACGAGCCAAGGGCAAAGAACTATGGCGATGGTAGCGGACCTTATCCTATGCCACGAGCCCCACATATGCCACGAGCCCCACGTATGTCTTCGAAGGAAGCTTTCATGGGCAGCAATTTCATGGCAAGCTATCGTACAATTCAAAAGTCATACGGTGCAGTTAAGAAGCACCCATATATAACAGCCTTTGGAGCTTCAGCTTTAGGTGGTGTAGGAGTAGGAGCAGGCCAGAGCGTACGTTCGCCATTTATGGCAGCAGAAGGAAATATCACTGCTATAGGGTCATCTCCTGCTGGAGGCATTAGTCCAGAGCTACAGTTCTCTACACAAGGTTTGCCTTTGTCAATTCACAACAGAAGAAAAGATAGGGGAATGTAAATGCCAGGCATGGACTATCTTTACGAGGAACAGCATAGAGACAATCTATGGACAGACCATATATTCCTAGAATTAGGATTAGGTGTTGGCTCAGAGTTTGGAGGCAGAGGTATAGCCAAATATGCTAAAGGCCGACTCTCATCAAGTGCAGTAAAATACCAAAAGAAAAAAGCGAAACTCAGGGCTGCTGGAGTACGCACTGGTCAATCTTGGGGCGCTGGAATCGATACACCTAGCCCCCTTCATGAGAGCAAACGTATTAAAAAAGACTTCCTTACTTCAAAAGCTGCTGGACAAGGTACGCTTAAATTCGGTAAGCACCTACAGAGTATAGGTAGAGGCATTGGCGGCATTGGTCTAGCTATAGGAGGCCTAAACCTAGGTAAGAGTTTAGCTGGAATAGGGGAAAACTTTCGGCAAAGAAAAGATGAAATGAACAGTATGTCTGACCCTATGTATGAGTCAGAGTTCATGGATTCTGGCGGTGCCTTTACTCAAAGGCAAAGAGCAATACAAGTCATTCATAATTCGCAATTAAGTACTAGAGCCGCCTTAGGCAACGAAGCAAGATATCTTCACGCGTGATATGAAAGTATATAAACCGAGAAAAAGACGAGCAGCTAGTCAGCCATATGACATTGTAGCTTCACGGATTGCGTTAAAAGATGGAGCTTATAAAAGTGGAATGTCATAAGGCAATCCATAAGGCTCCAGAAGCTCGATACATGCATTACTAGAGAAAGATCATGAATATGTCAGGAAACGGAAATGGCCAACAATCCAGGACAACAAGAGATCGTACTTATATCAGCAGGGATGAATTCGAAGTATTCGAAAGAAACATTGAACGATCATTCGATAATATTAGCACGTCTTTTGAAACGTTGTCACGAAAAATTGACAACATTAATAATAAGGGTACTGACTGGAAGGCCCTTATATCTGCTGCAGCATTAGTAGTTACTATAATGATAGCTATAGGAAGTATTATAGCATGGGGCATGAATCAAAGAATGGATTCCCATCAAGATAGCTTAGCTACCTTAAGTGCATTTGCAGTATCACATGAAAAAGAAGTCAGTACTATTAACGCAGCTCAGTCTATTGGAATAGAATACATGAGCATAGACCAAGATGATATTGAAAAAGCTATCTTGGATGTAAATAAAAAGCTGGCAAACTTAACTACACAGCAAGCCGTTATCTTTAGGCTTGTAAATGACACGGCTCAGGATGCAAACTACAATACATTAGAGATCACTAAGATCAAAGCTAAAGAAGTGGAATAATGTTTTGCTGTAACGCGGAAATCTATAAGACAGAGCCCTGTCTAAAGCTAATTACACATGGATATAGAAACACAATTAAGAACAGTAAAAACCCTGCTTGCCAAAGGATATGGGAGACGACGCATTGCAAAAGACTTAGGCGTAACTGAATGGGCCGCAAGAGGCCTAATGCAGATAGTCGTTAAAGACCTTCTTCCCCTAGACAGTCATAAGGCAAAGAAAACAAAAAAAAGAATAGAGCACACTAAGGAAGTAAAGAAAAGCAGCAGAAAATCTAAACCCACTACTACTAGGATAATATCTAGTACAGAAGAGAGCGATATACCTAATAAGGTAACCACTAGAAAAGCTGACCTTAAGGTTGCTGTGCTAAGTGATATTCACTTTCCTTATGAAGATAGCCAGGCCTTAGCTATAACTAAAGCCTTCCTATTAGACTATCAGCCAGATACTATAGTATGGAACGGAGACGTGATGGATATGTACTCTGTCTCTAAGTACGAGAAAAGTATCCATAAAAAGATGAACGTTCAGGATGAACTAGACTATGGATACAATAAGCTTGATGAATGGGTTAATACCTTTAGTGATGCAGACCATTACTATGTAGAAGGTAACCACGAGAGTCGCTTTAAAAGAATGGTCAAGAGAGATGTCCCAGCATTAGAATGCATGAGGAGCCTTAATATAGAGAAGAACCTAGAGCTAGATAGACTAGGTATTACTTGGGTGCCAGAACATGAAGACCTTTACATAGGTAACTTAATGTTCACTCATGGCACCTTAGTTCGTAAGCATGCAGGTAACTCTGCACGTGGACACTTCGAAATGTATGGATGCAGTGTCCTGATAGGACATGTCCATAGACTCAGTGTGGCTTACAAAAGAAACAAGAATGGCCACCATGCTATGATTGAGAACGGCACCCTCTGCGACTTTGACGTAGAGTACGCTAGGTTCCCAGACTGGCAACATGGTTTTACTACTTTACAATTTGATGGAGATGACTTTTCAGTTACTCAACATGCAATTAACGGATATAAGCTCGTTGGTTCAAATGGAATTGTGTATATGGCGTAATGGTTGAACAGAAGCCACAAGAAGCGCAAAAAAAGTATACGCCCGAGAGGCCATACAAAGAACGTAAATACAAAACTTACGGCAAGGGTTTTGCAGACCTATGTGGCAACTGTAAGCATTATTACAAGAACATAAATGAACTAGGCTTAACTGAGACAGAGTTCCCAGTTAAGTGCCAAGGTCATATAAACGATACTATTGCCTGGATAGAAGAAGATGACTTCGATGACCCAGAAGAGTATGATGATGTTCTCATTATGCATGACCCAGTAGCCTGGGCATACAGTAAATTCGGTTGGCAGGCTCGCTGGTATCAACAAGATATGCAAAGTTGTACTGCGCAGAAGAAAGTAGTACGTGCTGGTAGACGTATCGGGAAATCTGAAAACATCGTTATGCACATGCTCTGGCTTACTAACGTAAACAGTAACTTTACTGTTCTAGTTGTTGCACCGTACCAGGCACAAGTCACACTTCTTTTCGACGCGCTTAATAAGTTCTTAGCACTATCTTCTGAATTATCAGGATCGATAGCTAGAAACACTAAGAACCCACATAGGATCGAATTCAATAATGGCTCTAAGCTATTAGGATTCTCCTCAGGCTCTAAGTCTGCCGCTAGATCAGATAAGATTCGTGGACAAGATGCTAACTACATAGTCTTAGATGAAGCTGACTACTTAGCTGATGACGACCTTGAAGCTATCTTAGCTATCCTTGCTTCTCACCCTGAGTGTGGGCTATGGGCCTCTAGTACTCCTACTGGTTTGCACGGGAAATTTTATCAATGGTGTGTTCAAAAGCAATTGGGGTTCAAAGAATTCCACTACATCTCAGCTGAGTCTCCATCATGGACTCAAGAAACAGAAGAGTTCTATAAGCAAGACTATGACATTGTCAAGTTCGAGCATGAGTTCCTTGCTGAGTTTGGTATACAAGTCAAAGGTGTATTCCGAAATGACTTAGTCGATGACGCTTTAGATAACTACTCGTTGCCAAGGCAGCCTAGTCCTGGCAGTAGAGTAATGATGGGCGTTGACTGGAACGGATCAGATATTGGAGTTCACATAACAGTAGTAGAATGGGATGGCGAACATTACGTGCTACTAGATAAAATCATTATTAAAACAACAGAGTTTACTCAGCACTCAGCTATTGATAGAATCATTGCTCTTAATGCACAGTATAACCCTGCCTTTATATATGTAGACAAAGGCTATGGTGAAGTACAAGTAGAGATGCTACATAAGCATGGCATGAATAATAGGAATACTGGACTTCACAAAAAGGTAGTAGCTTATTCATTTGGTGAACAAATAGAGCTTATCGAGCCTAAGACTAGCCAAATTATTAAGAAGCCAGCTAAACCATTCATGGTTAACACCTGTGCTATTCAGTTAGAAGAAGGCCGTTTGACCCTACCAATATCTGAAGACACCCAGGTACTCGCTGCTACAGCTAAAGATAAAGAGACTGGTAAAGGTCAAGGGCTAGTACAGCAAATGCGTAACTACCAAGTGCTAAGATACTCTACCTTAGGCCTACCTACTTATAGTCAGGGAGAGGATCACACGCTTGTGGCCTACATGCTTTGCATAGTAGGCTTCATCCTAGAATTCTCAGACATGAGAAGTCTTAATATAGCTACTTCAGTTTACTATAACGCTCCATCACTTGAAGACTCAAGAGAAGATAGACTGGCTCAAATAACTAGAAGCCTTGGGCCTGAGAACGAATCCTTGAATAGCACTGACGCTCTCATGAGTATGCTGGGTGGCCAAAAGCATACAGAGAGCTTAAGAAATAAGATGCTTAAAAATGGCAATGCAGCTAGAAGCAAGTACTTTAGCGCCAAGCGTATCTCTAGGAACTCAAGCCTAGGAGGGCATCCTGGTTCATCTGGACGAAGCAGGCTATAATGGGACTGGACTATACAGGAAAATCATCCTTTAAAAGGGAAAGAGACTTAATACTATCTAAGTTAAATAGTAATAAGGTAGACTCCGTGCTATCTACTACTAGCGATGAAGATCCAGAAGAAGATGCTATCTTTGATAATATAGCTAGAGTGTTTCTGAAAGGTGAGGCTTTAAAAGAAGGTATAGGAGATATGAATCCTGCAGCCTTTGTACCTGTCGAAGATAATGCAGCAGTATTAGCCTCTATAGCAAGACTAGATAGTACGTTAGCAAGCAGGCAAGCTATCACCTTCGGTTTATACAAGGAAGCATGCGAGTTCATAGCAGAGAGGTCGGGCGTAATAGACGAGAAGTTCCTAGCCACATGGAACATAGTAGACCCACAGAACGAGCATACACAGTTTACCAAGAAGTACAAAGGCGTAACTAGTGATGGCAACGACTGGATAACAGATTTTCTAGAGATGCTCTTGCCATTCGCTGGCCTAACTATAGCAGGGTTCCTAACAGACATCTTTGTTACAGCTCAGCCACGTCCAACATATGGCCTTAACGAAGTAAAACAGTTTAGTTCACATGGCTTTCTAGTAGGGATAGCGCTTCTAATAGAACTAGGTGTAAATGCTTACTCACTATACACTCTGTTCAACACAGAGAGTTCCATTAGTTCTCCAGAGATCAAAAACGCAATAGATAAATACTCTGATCAAGCTGCCAGGCAGGCAGTACTAGAAGAAGCTGGATATAACTATGAGCTCTTTCGTAAAAACCAGAGCTTCAATGACTACAAGGCAGTCAAAGACTATGCGCTTAAGTACATCTGTGCTAACCCAGGGAAGCTAAACTATGATCACTGGGTAGCATACCTAAGGATAATAGAAAGCCAAAGTACTCTTCAGTCTGGCATGGCCATGGCCCCTATGTTCTCTAACAAGTGGCAAGAGTTTAGGAACAAAAGTACAAAGATAGAAGTGCTGGGAGGTGAACTAGAAGGCTCTGGCCTAATAGAAGAGCAGGTTAAGTCTGCTCTTACTGTAGGACTAAAGAGTTATCTCTCTAACCTTTACGCTATTAATAACGATACGTATAATAAATACGCATCTAGCTTTACGTTAAGAATAGATGAAAGATATTTATGTTGCATCTTGTACTTCATAGGTGATATAGACAGTAAAATATTACGCGGCATATCATCTATGTTAAAACTAGGCCTGTTCAAGGTAGAATTTAAGTTCAAAGACTTAATAAAGACCCTAATAGATAACGTACAGTCTTCAATGATCAATCTATTAGTGGCCAACTTAAACCAATATCTTGATCAGATAGTAAGCAAGATTACAAAACAATTATTCTCTATACCAGAGACAGACTTAAATGCCGCAATTAAATACTGCGTAGGCATAGAGATACTACTGCAAGCATTAAACTTTTCCATAGAGGCTATAGTGGCTTTACTAGATGATATAGTCTCTCAGTTAAATGCGCTCTTAAAAGTAGGAGAGTTGAAGACTGCAGCAGAAGTAAGTGCTTATGTAGACAGGAAGTATCTAGCTACACTAACAGGCTTCCTGGATGCCTTAGCCTCTAAATTAGATCAGGCAAAGCTGGTATGCCAGTTAGATGAAAACGCTGATGCAATTAATTTTGATGACGTCACTTCTAAAGCAGCATTAAATTTTGTTATAGACGAGCTGCCTGAGATGTATCCTATTCTAGATTTACCAGAAGCGGTTAGGAGGAAACACTTTAGAAACGTGGACAACTTTTTAACTGACAATTTACAGGTAGAAGTACCAGGCTTCAATGATACAGGGGCCCCCATTCCTATACTAGAGAATGCAGTAGATGACGATTGCTCTAGTGATAGCGCACCCGCATCAAGAGCAATTGAAATAGCTAATAGGATAAGCAAAAGTATAAAAGAATCATCTAATGTCGTGGTATAATATATTTAAGAACGCAGAAGACTTAGAGGTGTCCAAAGCTAAGATATTTGAGCTAGAAACGGAAGCTCAAGAGGCTAAAGATTTCAGGTTAGCTATAAGCAATAAAGCTAAGGAGCCCGGTGAAATAGCTAAGATCATTAAGATTGAACGGCGAACTTTATCAAAGCCCCTGATATACAAGACTAATAATATATCATCTTACAGAGTAGGGCGCAAGGGCATCAACACTACATTCCAAGGACCAGTATACGACCTTGGAGAGATAGCTAGGGCAATAGATGTAGAGCCCTATATCAATCAATCAGTAAGAAAGCATAGGGAGCAGATCCTTAAAGAAGGGTTTTCTTTTACTGGCTCCGATGAAGAGATGATTAACTATGTTAATCAGCGCCTCTTCGAAATAGAACTTGTTTCTGGTACGACATTCAATAGTGTAATTAGAGAATTCTGTACCAATTTGGTGGCTTATGCCACCGCATTTCTGGTGTTAAAAAGAGATGGTAACAAGAGCAGCGGTAGAGCTACACGGCTATACGGCAAGCGGCTAGAGCCTATCGCTGCTATTTACCCTCTCGACCCTACTACAGTTTCAGTGGCATTAAATAAATATGGTCACCCAGTAAAGTGGAAGCAGACGGTAGTAAACGCTTACGGCAAAGATGACACTGTTGTCTTCGATGCAAGTGATATTATTGTTGCAACGATGGACAAGAAGAGTGGATTCATCTTTGGAACGCCGTATATCCTACCTACCTTAGATGACGTAAGGTCACTAAGACGCCTAGAAGAAATCACAGAGGTTATAGCTCATAAACATGCCTTTGGTTTAGTGCACTGGAAGGTTGGTACAGATACCCAGCCTGCACAGATACTAGATGATGGCTCAGATGAGATCAGCCTAGTTAGAAGTGAGATACAAAACATGCCTTCAGAAGGCGGTGTGGTTACCTCTCATAGAGTGGAAGCTAATGTATTAGCTGCAGGCGAGCAAGTTCTTGACATGGATAAGAACCTGACATACTTTGAAAAAAGAGTAATGGGTGGCCTGCGCCTATCAGAGCTAGACCTAGGTAGAGGAGAGGTCTCTAAGTCATCAGCAGCTACTGTTAGCCAAGGGCTACAGGATAGCGCTAAGGACTTCCAGTCAGTCATAGAAGACGTTATCTCTATGCAATTAGTGATGCCACTTTTACATGAAGGTGGATTCAATGTCACTAAAGAAAATAATGTACAGTTCATCTTTGAGATGATCAATAGAGAAGAACAACGAGCTAGAGAAGCGCATGGCAATGACATGTGGTTGTCTAATGGCATCACCTGCTCTGAATTCCGTAAAGACTTCCTTGGTAAAGAACCTCTCTCAGAAGAAGAGATGAAAGATACCAATAAGTCAATGGACCACGAGAACGCAAAAGAACTACAAAAGATGGCTGCTGCTGAAGCTGCTGCTAAAGCTAGCGCCACTGCAAAGAAAACTTCTACTGCTACTAAAAACAAGTCGTCTAATAAAACGCGGCCCACTAATCAAAGTGGCAAGAAGGCAACTAAGACTAGAGTAACAGCCAATAACAATTTTCAGTCTGAGCTACTAATATATGAAGCTAACCAGCTATCAGTACTAGAAGACTGCAAGAACTTAGTGCATAACTTTATTAAGAGGCACGGTTCTGGGGTAGCTGCCTCCGGAGACCCTCTAGATACAACAACTAAAGAAGATGAGCTCAACTCTATTCTTAGAACCTTTGACATTGCATCTACTGTAAATGCTAGGCAAGTACTAGAGCCTATCATAGATATAGGTATAGATAATTGCATGGAAGACATGAGCATTATAGGCTCATATAGAATACCCAAAAAATTGATAGACAGGCTCTTCAAAAACTTTATAAGTAAGTCGTTCCAACATACAGGAGACATATGTCGGAACCTAATAAATAATAACAATATTTTAGCAGGTATAGACAACTCTTCTTCTCCGGTTACAGCTGTCAACTCTATCTTTGACGAACTGGAGAGAGAAATCAAAACTATAACCCATAAGCATATGGATATAGCTTATCGCTTTGGCTTCACTAGGGCAGCCAAAAATCATGGCTATAAGACTATTATACTACGGCCTGATGACGCAGGCACGTGTACTGCCTGCTCTGAAGCAGGTGACCTAGAAGTTTCAATTATCAATAAAGACATTCCCATAACTACTATATTAAACACACATAGTATTTGCGATTTTGCTATAACACTTGGCAGCAAATAAGGATAGGAACGGAAAGAAACCAGAAGACATGAGTAAAGATATTGATCCTGAGGATGAGTATTTAACTTCGGAAGAGCTTGAGGATGAGGATCGAAGACGTGTCCGAAAGCTGAAGGATTCTAAGCCCAAAGACAAGAAAGATCGGTCTAATAAGGATGGCAAGAAAAATAGAAGTAATAGACAGCTTAGACTTTAAGCCTCTAGTCCTAAAGGACGGGGCTCAAGATTTGCTTGACGATTTAATCAGCGCAGGCGGCAAGCCTAATCTAGCTGTTACTATTGATGCCACCCATTCTGGTCGATTAACTAACCTTCGGGTATACCCTGGTAAGCAAATGAAAGCTGGGGCCGATTCCTTTCTCAAGCCTTATGCTAAGCCAGTGCTTAAGCATCACGATGACATGAAGGATGCTATTGGCAGGGTCACGGGAGCGACCTATGTCCAATTAAAGAGGGGCGACGATTTTAATAAGGATTTCGTCAACCCCAGTAATGGAGAGGGCTCTGGCTTCATTAAACTAGAGACTACGATATTTGACCAAGACTCAATCGAGAAATTCGTTGACGGTCGCTTTACCACAGTCTCCACTCGACAATCGATACAAGGTCTTTTCTGCAGTATATGCGGAGAAGACTTTTCTGATTATGACTCAGAGTGTAACCATCTCCCAGGTAAAACGTACAAGGTGGCATCAGATAGAGCAGGTAGCTCTGGAAGTAGCTACATGTGTTTTGGTATCACAGGTAAATTGTCATACAAGGAAGTATCACCCGTCAACGTACCGGGAGATGATCATGCTTTAGTTACTGGCTTTGAGACTATAAAGCAGGATAGCGAAGAGATATTCGTTATCCATTCTAAAGAAGACCTTATGGCAGAGATCTGTGATATGAAATTAAGCAATGGAGCAGAGATGGTAGGGCTCATTCAAGGCCTAAGATCTGACAGTAAAGGCCCAATGACATATGTCACATCAGAAGATAGACAAAAACTTACCGGTAAAACAATTATAGCTATTAGCCCACTGTTCAATTCAAAGAATATTGAGGAAACAACCATGGATAAAGATAAGAAGGACGAAGACGTCCAAGAAGAAACAAACGAAACAACTGTTGACGAAACGGCCAGTGACGACAACAGTTCTTCTACATCAGAAGAAACTACAGCAGAAAATAAGGAAGGTGTCGTAGCCCCTGAAGAAGAAGCTGACAATAAAGCTGATGAGGAGAAAACAGAGGAAGTTGAAGCAGAGAAATCTGAAGATACTGATTCTGAGGGAGATGACTCTCCCGAGATCCTACGCTTAAAAGCAAAACTTCATGATAGAGATGAACAACTATCTAGAGTAAGGCAAACGCTAACTGATGCTCAGACTGAGCTTCGGACAGCTTATGCGACTGCTCTCTTTGATAAGCGTTCATTCCTAAACAAAACAGACGCTTCAAACCTTAAGGGTGATGAGCGTACTGCGATGATTGAAGGTTACGCTAAGCGTACGATTGAGTCTTTGAAAGATGCGATTGCCGATTTGTCAAACGAGATCTCTGAGATTAAGCCGACAGCTCTTGGTTCTAAGGACCTGCTAGACAAGCCTAAAACAAAAAACCCTGTAAGGGGTGGGCTTAGCAGAAGTACTACGGACCAGAAGAAGAAAGTAAAGTCTAAGAACTCTAGGCAAAAAGAAAAAGTCACCTCTTTCAATCAGTACTTAAGCAATTAAGACTTTTTATTTACCCTACTATATATTTCTTTTAAGGAGATAAGATATGGCGTTTAGAACTCCAAGAGGATACGCGGTTAATAGACCGCAATATCAGGAGCTGAGCGAGGGAGTACGTCCACAAGCAAGTACTGTTCCTATGGAAGCTTATTCGGGCCTTGCACCCGTAAGAATCGATGAGCTCCATCATGACCCAATCGTTATCGATGCTGGTACGATTGTTGGTTTTGCTACAGGGAACAGTTCTGTTGCAGTTGGAAAATTATTCCCCGCACACGCCGTCACCGGCGGCTCTAATATTGTCCTAAGGCACCACTCTGATGGTGCATCATGGGGCCTCTCAACTACAGATATCACTAATACATCCCTATTCTTAACAGGTGGACCTGTTAAGCCACTAGGTGTTGTTTACCAACCAATCTATTCATTTAACTTACAGAACGCATTCACGAACTATAAGAGAAATGATAACGTTGGTATGGTTACTGACTACATGATTCAGATCCCATGCATCACTGCACAGGAGAGACTCATTGAAGCTGGTGACCTGGTTATGGTTGATACTTCTGCTAATGAGCAAGGTCAAGTAGCTGCTGGTACAGCCCCAATGGGCCGTTACCGTAGATACGAGGACACAGTTGCCGATGCAAAATGGATCGTTGGACGTTGTTTCCAACGCATCGAATTTGCTGATGGCACAGCGGCTGTTAACACAGTCTACGATGCTGACACCACTGCTAGTATTACTACAGCTGGTTCAGCAGAATTCAAAGGACTTGACAAAGTTCAGACCGTTCCTGGTCTGGGTCTTGCAGGTTCAGGTACTGGCGGCGTCCCAGCTTGGCTACAAAAAGCCCAAGCCGATGGCAATGGCACCTATCATGCGCTAACCCTATTAATTCGTCTATAAGACAGAAAGGACTAAAAAATGGAAGAACTAGATCAATTACTAGACGAATCCGACCTTGCAGTCTTTGACGAAGACCAAAGGGAAGTGCTCGTAAAGCTTCATGATGGCATGAAGCAAGAAATAGAAAATGCTAGAAATAGCATTGAAACGAAAGATGAAGTTGACTTCGAAGAAGTTGACGCAGGCGAGAGAACTTTTTATGTCGAGGATAAGAAGCGGTTAGATAGAGCTACTAATATTTGGAAGAATAACGGTAAGCTACCTAACGGCAAATCAATCCTTACCATGAGTGAATTCATGGAGCTTGATAAGAAGTTCAATGGAGAGAACAGAGCTGCTCTTGAAGCAATGGACAACTTCTCTACTGACCATCCGCTACTGATTCCTAGAGTCATTAGTGAGGTTGTTAAAGAAGCCATTGAGCCTAATATCGTTTTGACTCCACTACTACAGAGAATCAACTACTCTCATGGTACACAGTTAACTTTCCCTGCAGTCGGCGCTATCACAGCAGCTGACATCGCAGAAGGTGGCGAGTACCCTGAAAGAAGCCTGGACTTCGCTGGTCAAGTCGTGGCAATCATCGGTAAATCCGGTGTTGCCGTGAAAATGACTGAAGAGATGATCCGGTATTCACTGTACGACGTGATGTCAATGCACCTAAGAGCCGCAGGTCGTGCTCTTATCCGTCATAAAGAGCAGAAGGTATCTGACCAGATTATTAGTAATGCTGGTGGATCCAACGTTCTACTTGACAACACAGCGGCTACCGCTAAGTCATCAACTGGCCGTAATGCCACTGGTGGGTTCAACGGTACGTTATCACTGCATGATATCTTTACTATGTACGCTACAATGGTGAACAGAGGATTCATTCCTAACGCGCTTCTTATGAATGCGTTTGGTTGGGAAATCTTTGCGGACGAAGGTCTACAAAGGATCTTCGGGTTCAACAATGGCGCAGCCATGTGGGGACAAATGCAGGGCGCTCCTGGCAATGCCTCTGAGTGGGGCAATGGTGGCTTCGGAAATGGCCTGCTACAGAATACCACTGTAACAGCTCCTAAGAACGTTGCCACTTCCTTTACTAATGTTCCATCGATCTTCCCGTACCCATTCAGAATCATCGTGTCGCCATACATGCCACACTATGCTAGCTCTGATACTACGGACATGATCCTTTGTGACACGAGTGAGCTAGGCGTTCTTGTTGTGGACGAAGAAGTCATGACTGAAAGCTGGGACGATCCAGCAAGAGATATCCGTAAAGTGAAGCTTCGTGAGCGTTACGGTATCGGTAGTATGAACGAAGGCAAAGGTTCAGGCCAAGTCAATGGTATTTCACTGGCTCAGAGTTTCGACTTTAAGACGAACATCTCTGTGCAGTACAACACTGGTGACCTCACTAACCCCCTTCATACTGATCCTACATACAGTGGCGCTATTACTAGTAACACTCCGTAGGGTTAAGCTAACTCCGCTAGGAGTCTAGTTATCTTATAGATTTCTATTGGGCCTCCTAGGGATCCGTTCCTAGGGGGCTCAATCATTTCATACAAAACTTATTACAATGACAAAATTAGGATTAATTAAGAATTACGAAGGACAAACGATCTCCTTGAATCAGAAGTACGGACCATACTTTGGTTGCGGACCTATGACCAAAGAAGGAAGACCAGAGATATGGTTATCTACGGATGACTGGTATACAGAGCTTCCTAAGGGATTAGATCAAGGAACTGTAGACATGATAACTAATGGGCTAAGATCCAATAATATTGTGTTAGGAAAGCAATGGTTACCAGCTAAAATTAAAGATACATCTGTCTTAGAAAAGTACTGGCTTATGGCAAAAGGAAAGCCTTTAAAGTCAAGGGAAAAAGAACCATTCATTGAACTAGTAAAAATGACAGCGGTAAAAAACTGTACTCCATTAGAGATCTTGTCTTATTGCTTGAAGACCGAGCTTGAGACTACTCATAGAAAAGAATGGGTTTCATTTTTCGAGGCTGCCATAGAAGCATATACTGGCCCAGTTCAAGTTGTAAAGGACGAGCCAGATGAAGCATATGAGGTTCACATTGACTTAACTGAAGGTACAGTTAAAGATAGTAGAGAACCAAAAGTTAAAAAGCCTATACAAAGTGCTAAAGTGTCGAAACGACAAAAGCAACTAGATAAGCAAAAATTAGATCCAGATAGAGCCAAAGCAATTGACAAGGCTCTAGGTTAATTTAAGAGGAGACTAGATGGCCCAGCCAAGTGTACAAAGCTCTTCCCCTGTAGACAATGCAACGGATGTTTTCCTCAACAAGCCGTTAACAGTCACATTTGGTGTAGCTCTTCTAGCCTCCTCTGTTAAAGATACTAGTGTAGTACTACTGAATGTAGCCACTGATGAGATCGTAGCAAAGAATCTCGTATATAACGAGACCACACAGGTGCTAACAATAACACCTTTGAGTGTACTAGAGGAAAGCACAGTGTATGTTATTAGGTTCCCTGGTACAGACATAGCTATAAGTTCATCATTTGCAATTGCTGATAGCAGCAATGAAGTACTAACTACAACTATTACACTGACGTTCACCACTGGTCTACGTCTATTCATAGATGACTCCTCTATTGATAAGGATGCTACAAACTTATCTTTAGAGGGTGATCTCAATCTCCCTGTACACATCAAGGCACTAGGAAATTTCGCGGTAGCAACGACGTTACCAAAGAACAATGCATGCGACATATCCACTAGCATAGATGGGCAGAACAGAATCCAGGTAAAATTCACTAAGCCTTTATCCGGTAGCCTATGTTCTGATGACTGGTTAACAGTCACTACATTCCCTCTATTAGACATGGATCAGTATCTCGCATCAGGCACTACGTTAGGCGCAGGGACTATACCTGGCTTAACAGGGGTAAGTTGCTCAGGTCAATATGTATACGCTACGTTCAGCGGCGAGGTGCCAAAGAACGTAGGTATTCAAGTAGAGATAGGGGAGACAGTAACAGCTACTGATGGCTCAGAGTTTGGACCATCAAACTACTTACTGCAGTTCGCTACTGATAGATATCCTAAGGTGTCTGGCGTACATATGATTAAGCGTGAGATCAAAGCTGCAGCAGATGAGTTAGTAGATGACTACATATGCGCTATGTTACTTAAGAACACTATAGCTTTACTCACAAGATACGCAGCATTCGATGCTACCGCTCCTTCATTCTCTGCAATAAAATGGATAGTCAATATGACCATTGTTGATATCCTGGATGACCAAGAATTAGAGAAGGCTCTCGTAGCGGGCACCAGACGCCAGCTAGGCGATCTTAACGTATCCATTGATGCTGTTATAGGTAAGCTAGCATTGAAGCATGCACGAGCTCTCAAGGCCGTTGAGGACGCAGACAAAACATTGTTTGGCAATAAGTTACTAGTACAAAAGATAGATAACGCCAAAGTCAGTAATTATTATGACAGGCCAGACAGATTATGGCATGGCGTTAACGGAAAACTAGTATCAGAAAGATTCAAAACTTATCAACCGGATATACCTGCAGCTAACTCCGATCTGAATAGAGCGGCTAAAGTAAAGCCTAAGTAAATATAGAGCAATAATCAAGGAACAATAAAATGGCAGAACAGAATAAGAACTCAAAGAACTACGCTTCAGTAGTTAAGCAGGTTACTCAAGAGATGACTAACCCCAAGACGAACCCAGTGCCACAAACAAAGGGTGAGCCACCGGAGACCAAGCCTCTTACCATCACTAGAGGCAAAGGCCCCTGGATGATTGGCGGTTAATATGGGCGCCTTCAAGACTAATCACAGAATAAACCCTGCTAAACCACTAGGGTTTAATGATCCACAGCAGCTACAGGCAGCACAGAATTGTCATGAACCATTGTGTCAACCTAATCCTATTAAAAGAGTGATGCCACCAGGCATGAAGCAAGAGAGCGCTAGAAGTATTCCAAAAAGTACAATAAGTACTTTGCGAAAAATGGCTAATGGCGGCAAGTAATTGGCGAAGAAAATAACATTCATTGACTTACGTAAAGAGATCGATACAATCAGAGAAGCGGTTGGCTTCTATTGGGTCGCATTAAGAACTGCAAGTTTATCTCAACGTTGCACTGAATGTTTAAAGAGCATAGGGGCAGAGACAGAAGGTCCTAACCCTGACTGTATTACTTGCCTTGGCTCTGGATATCCTTTTGTAGATAAGGTCACTCAGGGATTTAGATATCTATCCACACCAGGCTTTGATTTTGCAACACAGATAGGCAATGTAAACACTGAGGCAGAAGTCTTTATTATAGAACATGATAAGCAGCCTAAGTCTACAGATTACATTGTAGAGCTAGAGCTTAATGAAGTAACTGGCGCTCCTATTCAGCCATTCAAGATAACAAGGGTATTTAAAATACAAGGGGCCTTCCCTCTAAGAGGAGACAAAGGCCGCATAGAATTCTGGAGATGCTTCGTAGAAGAGCGTAACTTCACTAGAGGCCAGGGCATCATACAAAAATAATGTCACACGAAGACAATAGAGGCAGACCAGTACTGCAGGATATAGATCCATATTATGAGCCCTATGAATATAGGGTTAACTATGGTACTGCCTTCTCTCCTGACATGTCAGTTAGAGAGCGTGGTGCTAACCTGGATCAATCCATGGGTATGATTAACCAGCTCCTTGAGTTCTATGAGATGACATACTATCCACATAGCATAGATAAGAATCTTCTGCATATGCCTTATCTATTTCTTAAGCCAGATGAAGGGACAAGAATGATTAACACTACAACTAATGAAGTGTATGTCATTGAAGACATTGTCTCCAATCCTAAGACTAAGAGATGGGAAGGGCTAGTAAGAATTAGTTCTACTACTCCTCCTGACAAGAACTTATTGCATAAACTTAAGTTCATTGATATCAAGGATAGAGTACGTTTCACTCAGGAGTTCTCAGCTCCTCTACAAATTCCACAAGGGTCTCAGCAATCTGTTAACGAAACAGAGATAGATGCGGGACCTATGATTCCAACAGTTACTTGGGCTCTCATTCGTGAGGAACCAGGTACCTTCGGTCGGGAACCGTTTGGTCCCCAAAAATTATACAAGGGACGACCTCGTGAACTCTTGAAGGATCCTGATAACCCAGGTCACAGTATTGATGTTCGTGTGCAAACCTTTGATAACTTGGTTCAGTTTGACTGCTGGACCACAGACAATTTCGCTTCCAATAAACTGGCAAATTGGTTCAAGAAGTTTCTGAGTCTATATATTCCTATACTTAAACGTAACGGTGTTCAGGAGATGCTCTTCTGGCAACGGCTACGTGATTCCGCAGTTACGAAGTGGAGGCAAGACCTCATAAGTAGAACACTGCAGTACTTTGTAAGAACAGAAGATATAGATATAGTCACCCGTAAGGATATAGTGAGCATAGATTATACATTCGAAGTTGACTCAGAGTTACAAGTAGATTATTTTACTTACATTGCCGATCAAAAGGTGGTAGCTCCTGGCCAGTTAACAGTGAAAGCGTATAATGACTTGTTCAAAAATTCGGACGGCGAATATTTGTTTGGCAGTTTTACTATAAACGATGGGAACTTTTAACCTAGGAGGCTAATTATTATGGCTTTTCCCAATCTTCCGGGTACGACAGTAACTCTGAATGACCTAGGTTTACAAGTATCTCCTCCCCCAAGCGGGCCTAAGGTTACGTTACTAGGCATCACATCGAATCTTTTGATTCCGATCAATGAGCCTTTAACTATTACTAACCTTGGCCAGGCAACTTCACAACTATGGTTTAGTGGACTCTCGGGTAATGTTTACCCAGGGGAACTAGCCCTAGCTGCCGAAGAAGCTGCGTTGGCAGGAGCAGGTGCTATTGAACTTATGGTCATTGGGCACGTTAGTGGTCAAGCCTTGAGAGATTACATTGCTGTTACAGGTGGCGCAGGTGGCGCAGTGCGTTACGCTGACCTCAGTACAGCATATGATATCTTACTAGATAGAGACGTTGACATTGTCGTGCCCGTAGGGGCATACGCAGACGATGTACCGTCAACAGGTGGATATGGTAAACAACTTGCAAACTTCTGTTATCAAAGTACTACTGAAATCGATAGCTCAGCAGTAGGTGTCATCTCGATGATGCCTGTTGTGCACTGGGCTGATGTATATCAAACCGATATTAGCACTGGAAACAGTGCCGTATCTGGTGAGGTATTAAGTATTGTTGAAGATGATGGGGATTACTTCTTCGGAAGCCCGTCTACAGCACTGGTATCAGAGTGGGCAAAATACGCATCACAAACATCTACTCCAATTGTCGAACCAGGTAATGCTGTGTTCCCCACAATCTGGAGTTCATACCTTAATGGTTCAGAGGATGAAAGTGCAAACTATTATCCAACGAACAACGCCAATGGCGCTGTGTCAGTGAACAGTTCATACTGGAATCACTGGCAAGCACAGACCACTGCTGGTACGCTAGCAACGGACAGGCTTGGTAATAAGGTAGATGTTGGATCACGTATTACAGTTGTTGGATCTCCACTCCGCACATCAACATCATTGACAAGAAATCTTGCTCTTGGTGTAGGTGCTTCCGCAAGCAACACGTTCCACACTACTGATGGAGCAGCTGCTTATGCTGGGTTTATGTCTCGACTTAGACCACACTCAGCCCCAACTAACAAGCAGATCGCAAGTCTGTCACCTCAGAGACCACTATCTAGCTCACAAGCCAATGGCATTGTGGGCCGTAGAATAGTGACTTTCCATAAGAGGTCGACAGGTTTTGTAGTTTCTAGCGCAATTACTGGGGCACATAATGTTAGTAAGTTTGTAAGGTCTGACTTTACTAGGCTTACTACTGTACGTATTGTTGATGCAGCGATTGATATAGTCAGAGCTGTTGGTGACCGATTCATTGGTGAGCCTAATTCAGCCGCACATAGAAATGCTATGGCAGCCGAAATAGATAAGCTACTATCCAAGATGAAGACAGCAACTGCTCTTAACGATTACCAATTCTTCGTATCTGCAACACCTGACCAACAGGTCCTTGGTGAAGCAACCATTGAGCTAACGCTTGTACCAGCTTTCGAGCTAATCAACATCTCGCTTAATGTTTCACTACGGAAAGAGATTTAGGAGGTAATCTAATATGGTTGCACAAACACCTGTAAATCCTACAACTCTTGACAGTTATACTAAAACGTATAACTCTTTCTCTGGCGTAGACATGCTAGTCACCTTTGGCGGAACTCTCATTGGAGAGCTCCAAGGTATTTCATATACCGTTCAAAGGGAGAAGGCACCAATCTATACCATGGGTAGCGCAGATCCTCGTTCTTTCTCTCGTGGAAAGAGGGGCATTGCTGGTTCACTTATCTTTATGGTCTTCGACAGGTCAGCCCTGATCGATGCCTTTAATGACGTTCCATTCTTAATTGGCAAAAGCGAAACGCACTTCGGTGTCATTGCTGATGTTAGTATCCCAGCCATTGAATTGAATGGGGTAGAGAACTCTTCCGTAGGAAAGTTCGGACTAAGAACTGTGACACTAGATAAGGTTCTAGCTAGACCTCGTTACCACGACCAGATTCTACCCTTCGAGGTAGTAGTCACAGCAGCTAATGAGTATGGCTCATTTGCTGTTATGAAGATCCACGGTGTGGAACTTCTGAACTGTGGTTCTGGTATGAGTATCGACGATATCACAACAGATGAAGCATGCACCTTTGTTGCTACGGCGGTAACGCCATGGCATAACCAAGGGTACGTATTGTCTAATCTTACTTCTGGTATCGGCGTTGACAAGAAGAGAGTCAGCGGCGCAGTATAATTAAAATGGGGGCCAGGTATTAAGCCTGGTCCCTAATATTATGACCATCAATAAGATAGACACGGATATAGGTCCTGGCCAAGCAAGGCCAGTAGACACAGTAGTTCCAGCAGGCTTTCAAACGTTTGCTGGTACCGACATATCTGTTATCTTTGATATACCAATTGACTCACCTAGCTTAAATGTTGGTGACGCCTTTAAGATGACGAATGAACTACAGACTATAACTATTAGTTCATCCACTTCTATACTACCAGTTAGAGCAACAGGTAACGCTAAGCCATTAGCTTATGGCAAGGGCGCCCGAACGTTTGCTGGATCTATGATCTTCACTGTGCAAGGTGATCCGTTCCAATCCTTGTACGCAGTAGACGCTCTCAACAACTCTGTTGCTGTTGACAAGCACTGGTTCATAGACCAGATGCCACCCTTCGATGCTATCATCATAGCAGAGAATGAGTTTGGTGGTGTCGGAGTACAGATCATTCATGGAATGGTTATTGCTAACTGGGGTACAACCTATTCAGTAGACGACGTGTACACAGAAAGCACTTATACGTACATGGCAGAACATGTGACGCCATTCATTTTTAGCCCATTAGATACACTGTCTTTGTATGGTGTAGTAGATGCTATGATAAGGAATCGTGGCAACAAAGGAGACAAAACTCCTGACGATGTTGCTACTGCAGTTAATGACTGGTATTCTAACAATCAGCCAGGATCCAATAGAGTAAGCGCTATTAATAGCAATAGCACATTTGATTGGTGGATAAAGTCACCAGGGGCACAATCAACTGTCAATGGCATGGAAAATCTCCTTGCTAACTCTCAGTACAAAGGTCAAATGGTCATCTCTAATCTATTTGGCATCAACACATATGCCAATGGCCCTATCCAAGAGTACGTTGAAGGTAGCGACACATTACTGTATAAAAACCTATAATGGCATCTAAAAAATTATACCTTACACCATCTACTACAACATACTATATCAATGGCGTGTTGATAGACGATATGTACAGAGTGGATTTCAGGAGAGCTATTAACCGTCAGCCAGTCTACGGATATAACAGTAGACAGTTTGACTTTGTAGCAGACGGCAAAGAGCTAATAACCGGGAATCTTATAATTAACTTTAGATATCCAGGCTACTTACGCAATGTAATAGTAGATGGTAAGCTTAGGGAAAATGAGAATGCCGCTAAGCTGGATAAAAAACTTAAAGGCATTACTACTGACAACTTCTCCTACATGGACGTAGAAGAGTTAGTCAACAATGCTGATACAGCTTTAACTTCAGAAGATAAAGCTAAGATAATAGGTAATATGCTTATAGGTCAAAATCACGCTAACAGTGATATAACCGTAGGTCAGAACCGTAGCTTCACAGCTGGCAAAGGTATCTCTGCCTCAACGGTTCCCGCAAGTACTACAGCTATGGTGGAAGCCCTTAGAGAGAACTACTTTAAAAGGTTCTCCACTCCTGACCCAGGAGTAGGCCCAAAAGGCAATATACAAAGTACATTATCTAGTCCGTTAGATTCTCGGCACATAGAGAACTCTACGTTTGATCTTACTGTCCACTACGGAGGACAACGTGCTACTTTCTACAGAGTATTTAAAGAGTGCTACATAACAGGCGAAGAAGAAACCGTTTCTGCTTCTGCAGGAGCCGGAAATGATATGTCTAGCAGTGCACAACCTATACTAGAAGTATACCCGTTCTTTTGTAGGACTATAGAAACCAGAACCAATACCAATATATAGAATAATAATGTCAGAAAATAAAGAATTAACTGCCTCAGAAGATCAGCAGGCAATATATGATCAACTTGACCTCAGTGAGGCTGCAAGAAAAGCTATCTTAACTGCTAAAGAAGCAGGCTACGAACCAGTGTTCACTAAAATATCTGGCAAAGAGTTCGTCTATAAGCCAGTTACTAGAAAACAATGGAGAGAGCTACGGACACGTATGTCCGAGGCCGCATCAAAAATAGATCAAGATGATGACTTGGCTGCAGCTGAACTCAGAGAAGAAGAACTAGAACGCCTTGTTCGTATGTGCGAAGTCTATTATGAGAATAGTGAAAATCTATACGCAGGTACAGTAGACTCTCTCTCAGATTCTATCCTATTATCCTCAGGCTTCGGAGGCGCAGAAGTCGATCCAATAAGGCTATAATGTTTAATACTGATAAGCTAGATAGAAACAAAGCATTTGAAGAGTGGAAAAAAGAACTTTTGATGAATACCTGTCGTTAAAATCTGAAGGTAACAATACAATATACTTTGTAGAGATAGGAGGCTTGGATGTATTGTTCAAGCCTCTAACTCTAGGTGAGTATACTGATATGGTTAACCTTGAGAAATACGTAGACGGGTCGTTAGCTAACGAAGCTTTATTAAGAATAGCTGTTCTTTTTATAGGCGAGAGTAGAAGCGTAGACACCTGGCTTGCTGATGACACCCTACTCGCTGGTTACCCTGATATACTGGCAGATAAAATAGTTAACGTCTCTGGTTTCGCAGATGAAAACTCTTTTATAGACTTAATAAAAGAGAAAAGAGAAGAGACAAATAAGTTTCAGAATATCATAGAGACCTTTATATGCACAGCATACCATAAATATATACCTGATGATATACAAAATATGACTATGATTGAGCAGATAGAACTGTTTGCAAAAGCAGAGAAAGTCTTAGGCCAAGAGCTAGACTTGAATGAGCTACTAGAAATTGAAGATAAAGAGATAGACTATCCTGTGCCACCTGGTATGGAGAGTACAGAAGATATATTGTCTCCTGAGCATGCTGACCCGGTACAATGGGAAAAGATAGAAGGTAGTATTACAAAATAATGCCCGAGCTACCAGACAGACCTGTAGACAGGCCTTCCTTTGAACGTCAGTTCAATAGAGGAGAGAGCCATGAAGATCTGATTGAACGGTCTAATGCTAGTGACGCTAGGTGGATGGCGCTATTAGGTGGGCTGGCAATAGGAGCTACAATACTTGGTGCAAAGCACTATAAGACGAATCTATTTGGCGAGCTAATGAATCTTAGCGGTAGGGGCGCTAACTTTGTAGGCAACCTTAACAAGCGAAAGACCAGAGGCATAATCAGAGAAACATCTGACATGCTCCATCGTCAGCTAGACATCCCTAAGAATGCTGGTGGAGACGCAACGCTTCGTGGCTTTGGTGGAGGTAGATTAGAAGAGCTTAGTATAATTCAGGATCTAGCTGAAGCACGTAATTTTCTTTACGATCCTCGTAACCAAGTCTTTAGAGCTGGTATGAATGAGCGCTTCAAGAGGCGCTTTAATGACCTACCTAGATCAGGCACTCTAGAGAGACCGTTGCAGCATCATCACAAAGACTTAGAAAGAATAACAGTCAAGGAGATACTGGATAACAGCAAGCGCTTTATAAATGATGTTACTACTACAGGCATGCCTACTAGGGACGCGAGTGGTAAGACTAATGTGCTTAGCATAGGTATCCTAGAGAAAGCCCTAGAGACAAGATGGATTACCGAAGAGACTCTTATAGATGCTAATATCTTCAAGACAATTGGTCAGGGTACATCTGAAAGAGTACTAGACTTAAGGCTTAAGAGTCCTCGCGCCCTAATCCATACTATATCTGATATAGGTATAGATATTGCTGGCGTTGTCAAAAGTACCGCTAGCCTATTTGGTTCAGCTGGTGGCGTAGCAGACCTGGGCACAAGTAAGCTTACAGGGAACAGGCAAATCTTTCTTGGCGGTGATGTATTTGATCTAGGGGTCAAGGGGATTAAGAAAGTAGCTACTAATCAAAGCCTTGGTGATGTAGGTGACCTAAGGTTTATTCCTGCTACATTAAGAGAGGCTGCTAAAGCAGGTAATCTGGATAAGTATATAGAGACTAGTCCTAGCAATACATTCTTAGGTGGTCTACAGGATAGGATCGGCATTGGCAGAAAGTTTCACGATAAACGTACAGGCTTTCTACAAGGTATGGTTCGCAACATTGCGTTGGGATCAAGAGCAGTTGGTAAAGGCGATGCTGTCTTCTATGCTAGGAAGTACAAGTATGCTGGAGATAAGCCTCTCGATGTTTTATTAAAGAGGGATATACCAGAAGCTCAGATCACTACAAGTGGCAAGGTAGCTATCCCAGGTAAATACGCAGGATATGAAGGCGGAGTTATTCCTGCACATGAGCTTAGCCTTTATGAGAGAGGCCTTGCTTATCTAGGTATGAACCAAGATATAGCTTTGGTTAAAACAGAATCTGCTCTTAAAGATGATCTGCTGCAATCGGACTTATACTTTGGTAGTACCTCTGGTACATATAAAGGCCTAGAGAACGTCACTAAGACTTACTCTAAGACACATGATCCAGTAAGCATTTCTCTTAGCGGCCAAAAACAATATACAGCTAGAGCTACAAAATATGCTGCCTCTTCTAGTAAAGTAGATAAAGCATATGACTTTGCGAACTGGATGGCGCTTAGACTTAATAAGCTTGCTAGCTCAAGTTTACTAGGTATAGGATTTAAGCCTAGTGCTAGCTTAGGTGTCAACTGGGCTCGTGTAGGAGCTGTACCTCTTGCGTACATGTTAGGCACAGAGGCAATTAGATATACAGATTATGTAACAGAGAAAGTCACTGGTGTATCTCCTATAGAGAAAGCTGCTGATATATATACTAACGCTAGAGTAATTCAGCAACAGATCAGAAGCGCATCTGGTATATCTAGCTCTGCTAAAGCAATAGAAGAAGCGCTACCAGGCGTTAGCGTAGGCGCACTAGGCACTGTTACTGCCGCACTTACTGCAATGAAAGCTATGGAGAAAACTCCATGGCTACCTAAGGGTAAGCCGCTTATCTTTGGCAAGGCTATAGCTGGCTTAATCTATGCTGCTATAGGCGGACCAGATGTAGGCCAGGACCCTGGAGAGCTTAGAGAAGAGTACTCAGGAGACCGCAAAGTACCTATAAGAAAAGCTAGATGGTGGATGATGGGCTATCAGCCATTCTCTGGTGGAGACGTAGATCACTACGCTCCTAGCTGGTATACTAAACTAAAGAATAAGCCATATCAAACTAGTGTATATGGTTCAGCAAAGAACTATTGGAAGCATGGCTCTATGCTGCCAACGCCTAGTAATAAGTTTGGTCTTGACTGGCTAATGGCTCCCTACTGGTTAGAGAAGAAGAACTATTACAACAGACCTTACCCTGTGACAGGAGGTCTAGGTGAGAACGTTCCCCTTATAGGCCCAATTATATCCGATACAATTGGCTCATTTATTAAGCCAAGGAAGGTGATGCATCGAAGCTCACAGGGGCATATGACTGCCACATCTAATGTTAGAATGCGTGGTGTCTCCCCAGATGCAGCCTCAATGCTTGGCATAGCTGACATACCTAATGCTTTAGTTGACGTCAATAGACCAGATGTCCGAAGAGACAGGTTGGGTAAGTATGCAAACGTTGCATTAGAACCATTAGGTATTTGGAAGTTCGCTCTTGAATTCTTTGGCGTTAAATTTGATGACGTCAGAACTATGGCAGACGCTAGCAATATGAATAGCGTTGCCAGAGCTTTCTACGATAAAAACTTTGGTGGTATGTTTGGTGAGACAGAACTCATACGTCGTTTCTTAATGGCCGACTATGCTACTCCTAATAATTTAAACCGGCAGATCAATCCTATATACAACACGATGCCTGCATGGTTACCTGGTAGCCTTAGTGAAGCAGAGAAAGATCAGACATGGTATGCTGACTTCCACAAGGGAGACCCCTATACAAAGATAAGTGGAGGAGAATACCGCTTACCAGGACCAGGATACGAATCTGTAAATGAATTGCATGGTGGTACCACATATAGTGACGTAGACAAGTACTTGATTTTGGCTGACATAGCTCCTCACTCTGCTGGATACTGGAAGTATAAAAGTAGAGCACAAAGTGCGGGCCTATCTCCAGAGTGGCAGCGCAAGATAGAAATAGCAGAAGAGCAGCGTGAAGCAAAGCTTAATCGTTACGACATAGGTTGGAACCAAGGTAATATAGCAGAAGCAAACAAATCACCTATTATTCGTGGCCTAAGTAAATCATGGACTAGCTTAAACGAGAACATACTATCTGAGATTCCTATACTTGGCTCTAAGTTCTTCCCTCATAGAGATCCAGTAGAACACTATAAGAAATTCGAGGTAGAGGGAGAAAGCTTCGCTAACTGGAATCAGCCTTATGGAACTATAATCAGGCCAGCCTTAATGGACTTAGCTGGAGAAGATCCTCTTACTGCTACTATTAAAGGTGGAGCGACAGCATACTATAGCTCTGCAGGAGCAGGCGCATTCCTTAATCCTATATCTGCTATGCGTATAAGGCCTGGCATCAGTGCGATAGCAGGGGCAGTAGGCGGCTTAAGCCTGTCAGTATTTAGAATGGGACAAACAGGTGCAGTACAAGGTAACTTTGTACCAAGGCATATTCAGAATGACCGAAAGCTAGAAGAGTACCTGGACAACATCAAGTATGCTAAGTATTCTACTCTCCAAGATATAGCGCAGAGCCGAGGCCAAGGTGGCTTAGCAGACCAATTCAGAAAACAAGTAGAGACAACAAAAGCATTTGGTGTTGCCAGTAATGACCCCGAGCAATACATTTTATCTCTTGATAAAAATGAAAGAACTTACTTTGAGCATTTCGTGCAAGCTCCTCATGAAAAAAGATCAGAGATACTATCTATAGTTCCTGATCATATGAAGAAGATGCTATCTAATGTATATAGCAATAAAAGCTCAGGTGGTGATGCAGCTGCTAATGTCAGTGACTACTTCCGTACACATGCTTTGCCTAACGATAATTGGGCTGGTTGGCATCCATCTGTGCCAGACGCAGCTATAGATATAAGAGCTGTTCAGGCTGGCATAGGTAGTCACTCTGATGAAGCTCATAGGCTTGGCTACTTCCCTGGACAGATAGAAGAAGTAGGCCATAGGTATCCAGGTCTAGATTTCCCGTTTGATGATATTACAGATCTCACAGAGGCTAATAGGCGACATATAATAAATAGTATTTTTAAACCTGTACGCAAAACGTACTTTAGCAGAGGTAGCTTAGGCACTGGTCCGGAAATAAATATAGTAAACGCTTTCTATGAAGACTCTAGAAAGAATGACGTATTCTCCTTTTACAATACGGCCTATAGATAATGAGCGATAGCCTCAGGGATAAATTAAAGTCTACTCACAATAAGCTTTTTGAGGAAGCCCTTAAAGGGTCTGACTCTAAGCTTCTATTCTTTAGATTGGGTACAGGCAAGATACCAGGACACCTTAGAACTAAAGATGCTCTTGGCGAGGAGATGAAGGTAATTGAGCAGGCCTCTACTAGCCCATTAAAACAATTCTTTGGCTCAGCAGTAAACCGCTTTGGCACTACCCGTAATTTTAATGTAACTGGAAAAGGTCCGCTGGTTGAACAGCGCGTACACGATATATCCAGAAGACTCGTAGAAGCGTCACAACAATTACCTAGTGGGGACCCATTTAACCCTAGATTAGGATCATTTAACCCCAAGACAAGTTATATAATGCTTGGCTGGGACGCAGAGAGTCAAGCTAATCTAGTAAAAGGAATCACTAAGGGAGGCTCTAAGTCTGTCTTCGTACCAGTAAAGAAAATATTAAACGCTTTCTTTGGAGAGGTACCATGGAAGGAAGTAGGTAAAGCAGAGAGCGTAATACAGCAGATAGCGGACTCCACTGATGATGGAGGTATCAGGTATCTAAGGGAAGCCTTAGAGCAGGTTACTGGCGGTGGCTCTGGAACTAACATTGGCCCAGACCAGATGATGCATACTATATTCAATGGAGCGTTCATGCGTGCCAGTGCCGCTGGTTCAGACAGCCCATATGGCATAGAGTTTTTCAAGAAGATGCTATCTAACTTTGGGGTAGAAGGCCTTTCTATAGGAGGTCGGCCTCTTTGGAATTCTACTGACCCAAATGGCATGACAAGTATCCTCGCTGGTATAAAAGCGGGTAGCATTGAGACAGGTATGGATCTTGCAGAGGCTGGACAGCTAAAGTTCTTTGGTGCAGTAAGCGATTTCTTTGGAGGTAAGTACGCAAACGTTCTAGAGGATGCCTATATGCAACTGCGAGAAGCAGGAGGCGACCAGGTCAACATGGTACTATCTGGCAAAGGTGGAGTCTTTGTTGGTAAGCGTGGCTTCTCAGGAAGCTATGTATCTCTACCTGCAGAAGTAATGGGTGACCCTGGTGCGATATCTAAGATGGGTTTCCCTGCAGGTGTAATGACCCATGGCAACAGGCAGTTCTCAGGTAGAAAGGTAGCCGTTGGAACTGGTCAGATTAGCCATCTTTCACCTATGCATATTAAGAGCTTCGTAAAAGCTGCTATTAGTACTCCAGGCTCAGGTATGAACGATAGGTCTATCATTCAATCACTGTCTAAAGCACATCAAGAAGCAACTAGAGAAGCCATTATAGGCAACTCTGATACGACTTTTGATATCCTTAGAGGAAACCTTACCTCTAGAGGAAGACTCTCTATGTACTCTGCGCTATATGATGCGCATACATTCTCTGCAGGAAACGCAGCCTATGCAAGATACAATGCAAAAAGTCAAGAGATTGCTAAGCTTCAGTCACAAGGTGTACTTCCTCCTGATGAAGTCAAGAGCCTCATGCATGAGCTTGATCAAGACTTGCAGCAGCAGCTACACATAAAGCATAACACAAATGCCTTAGCTCCTGCTATTAAAGGCCAAGCTGCATTAGAACGAGGCTTAGTTCCATTACGAAGTATCGGTACTGTATTCCTACCAAGTGTATTGGATACAACGAACGCTAGAGAGAAAGGTAGATATGCCGCAAGAGGAGTAGAAGAAATCTACGATCCTATTCACATAAATGCTATTAAAGGTAGTAGAGCAGCAGCTGGAATGCTTCCTAGAGCAAGTACCCTAGGAGTTACTGCTGGCAACATGAGTATTATGGAGGGGTTGAATGCGGCATACTCATCTCCTTCACAGTTGCCAAAAGCGATAGGTGTAAAAGGGATTGGTCATGGAGCTGTAGGCTTCCCACTCCTTGTGCAGATACCTCACTTTAGCAGTGAGTACGCAGCTAGAGCACGTGGCTTTGGTGACGCTGGCGCCCTAATGACTCTTGGTAACGCTGGGAGACCGAATGTATTCCAGAGATCTAGAGTAACTCATAGTGTTCAAGGAACTATGAATACCACTCAGTTCACAGATTTCTTATCAAGGTTATCTGGAGGAAGCACTAGTGATGAATGGCAGGCTATATTAAAGGCTGATCCACAGAAGCTATTAGCTGGGTCAGAAAATCTACGGATGAAAATCCCTCTGCCTAAAAATATAGATCCAAGTTTAGGAGTTCCAAAAGACGCTCGTTACTTAACTGGCATGACTGGAAGTATAGGCAGAGCAGATATGAAGTTCTTCTTTGGTACTTCAGATCTCTCAAATCCTCCTCAGGAATCTTTCCTTGTCAATCAGATGCACAGGATGACTGCACGTATGGCACACCCTCATCAGCTACGTGGGGCACCTGGAACACAAGAGGCTATAGCTGCTGGCAGAGTGCATGGAGATATAATAACTTCTAGGTTTAACCTTAATCCTACAGATCCTACAGCTGTATTCCACCATAGAACTGGCATGCTAGGATTGCCAAATCGACCTGCAGGTGCTAGTATAGAAGCTTTCGTTGCTGGAGTTAATAAAAGAGCAGGCGTCACCATGCTTGAGCATGTTCGTGGTGGCGAGGAGTACATCAAGCATACGGAGCACTTTACTGATAGAGGCTTTAAGACTGCGTCAAGGTTGACCATGCAAGCAATGGGCTACTCCCATAGATCTATCTTAGGGTACATGCATGGCTTGCACGACCTAGAAGGCAAGGCTATTAAGGGGCAAGAAGGCGTAGAAGAATATATGTCTCTACCTGGTCGTACTGTTAGCTTACGTGGGATAGCTAAGAAAGAAAGGCTTCTAGCCTTATCAGGAAACTTGAGAGAGGGCGCAACAGAAGGTATTCTGCAGCAAAAGAACGCTATCAGAGTGAGGCTAAATACCTTCGGAGATATAATCCAAGGTGCAAGGTCTATGGGCTACTCAAAGCCTTTCATGCACCCATTGATAGCATTGTTTGGTAAACAACTAGAGGACTCATCTAAGCGTGCATTTGGTGGAAGCGGCTTACTGTTCAATAAAGGCGAAGGTACTTCAAGGGCTACGCTCCTTAAGGAAACTCCCCTAGAGCTTAGAAGGATACTTGCGCCATATCAAGAAGGCGCGCTTAATACCCTAGGCGCAGAAGTCCTTACCTTAGAGCAAGCGCGCACAAAATTTGGTCAAGGACCTGGAAGACTCACCCTTGGCTCACTTGATAACTCACATGGTGGAGCTATTAATTACGAAGATCTTTTAGAGACTAAGTTGTTCAAAAATGAAAATGGGTTCTTTATAGATATAGGGGAGCAGTACTTAGCTCCAAGCTCCGGCAAATCAACAGGAGGCAAGGAAGCAGCCCGATTAAGTAACCATGTATACGTAGGCCCTGGTAAATTTTTAAGTAGAATGGTAGAGGGAGGAGAGGGCAGCCCAGTCAACCTTAAAGAAGGAGACATGGTGCACTCTATAGCTGCTCTGTTAAGTCCTAATAGAGGGCCTAATAAAGATGTAAACTCTGCCGTAAGAGACGCTACAAGCCTAACTAGATCCTATGTACGCTTAGGTGGCAAGGACGCAAAGCTAGATAAGACGTTCTTCTCTGCATCATGGGGAGGAGCAGGTAATCTAAAAGGTAGGCTTGTTAGTACAATAGATAGCACGACTGCCCTTTCAGACTTAGTTAACAACCCAACTTTCAAAGAAGAAATGTTTGAGGTAGGAATCAGTAGAAGCACAATAAGTGATGCTGTAAGTAGCTCGTCTGAGGCTAAACGTATCTTAGCAATGCTTGATGATGGCAAGCATGTGTATAGTGTAATGCAGCCAACTCCAGTCCATGGTATAGGTCACTTGAGGCTCGTTAGACTTAAGCTAGATGCAACCTTAGAAGGCATAAGCAGTACTGAACCTGGCTTAGCAATGTCTCCATTGCAGCTGTTCGCGGTAAATAGAGACCTAGACCAAGATGTCGCAGATATGTTAATCTTAGAGAGTCGGCACCTAGAGACTATTGAAAAACTTACCGGCGACCGCTCGTCAATGTCACATCTAAGAAACACTGGCAGAAGCATGTCTATAGAGAAGCTATGGAAAAACCAGCTGAGCATGGGTCCAGGGCTGCATGCCCAATTCGTTAGATCTCTAAAGACTGACTTAGACTTCAAGCCAATGCTAGGTAGACCTAAAAATAAAGAGGATGCATTGCGGATGATAACTGCTTTGTTTTCTTTTGGTGGGTCTACGCCTGCTTTGCCGTTCACTGCTATGCAGTCAGCTATGGAATTAAGCACGCTTATTAAAGACCCTAAAGACCCAGGGTACATAGCAAAAAAAATAAACAGTATATCAAGGCAAAGCCAAGGAACTAAAAATCAACTAAATATTCCTTTTACTGCTGAGCACATAGAAGAATACAGTAGTGCCTTAGGTACAAGAGCTCAGGTTTCTAGAGCTTCTACATATAACATGGCCCCTAGACAGGGAGGTATTCAGAAAGCTGGCGCGTTCCTAAGCGCTATCAATAAATACTATCTCTCTATGCAGCATTCTGCTAACATAGCTTATGCCCAGGGCAGGAGTCATCAAGATTTTATTCATGGTATAGATGGCAAGGGTGGCACAATTCGTGGCGTTAGATCTCTGATTGACGAAATGGGTGTGAAGTTTCAAATGCATGCCTCTTCTACGATAGTAGATCCGGCAGCAGACGTAGCTGAAGTACTAGGGAGAACGCTTGGAATCAGCTCTTGGATTAGAGCTAAGCATTACGAGGCAGGCTCTAGAGGTTTAGTTAATATAGTCTTTGATGCAATAAGATCTGAGAACCCTACTCTTGATAAGCTGTCTAACTTAGCTTACCCTGGTCAAGAGATGTTGCCCCCTTTACGTGAGTCTATAGAGTTACTTACTTCTTCTCAGGAAGCTCTTGCAGATCTCGACCCAGACTTGCCAGACGGCCTTCCGAAAAAAGCGAAAGGTTCTACGAAGGCAGCAAAGGATATGCTCAAGAAAATAATGAGCAGTAAAGTAAAGAGCTTCTTTAGGAATAACTGGAAGCTGATAGGTGGCGTTGGAGCAGGCCTTATAGGAGCTAATATCTTGTTTGGCTCTGATGATCTGGAGCCTCCATCTTATGGAGGCATGATGTCTCCTGGAGGTCTTCCTCCTCAGCCTCTTATCAGTATGGCTGCTCCTGGTCCGTTTATGCAGAACACTCCAGCACGAGCATATGTAACTCCTGACAACGGAGCCTTTAGCAACGACTCTTATAGAGGAACCGCCTCTGCGGTAAATATAAATGAGAGTACAAGTAACTTCATGAGTAACTTTGGTTCATTCAATAACTTGCGTGCTACCATGACAGTTAGTGACTCTAGATCATACAGCAATAATTATAAGATGCAACAAGTGGCTAACATGCATGCAGATAGCGATTTTATTCACCCATTTATGGGCTCAGAGGCATAATGGCAGGCGGATCCCTAGAAAGTAAGCAGACATTTAATACCCAAGAGTCAGCGGCTCTATGGGTACAAGGGAACTATGCCAATATACAAGCTGAAATAGAACGGATAACGTTAGCAATTAACGATCTAAATACAAGTATAGAACAGTTATCTATCCTTACTCATAGGGACCAAATCAACTCCTTTATAAGGGCAAGAAAAGATCTTAGGATTTCGTTAGCTAAACTTAATGTAAATTTGGCAGAAGCAGAATCTAGAGCTGGATCTTCATACTCTACTTCTTCAAGGATATCCAGCTTGCGTAGCTTAGACCCCGATGTCATTAGAGATAAGTACACTCCGTTTATGAACTACGCTAAGTCTAAGTCAGCCAATAAGAATGGCACTTACTTTAAGCTAGGTCCAATTGAGCTAGGCGGAGAAGTGCAACAGGTTAGAATTGTAGAAGATAAAGCCCTTGAGATACAGAAGGGCATAAGAAGTAATTCTGACTTCATTACTTCTTCTGGCCTAGGCAATGCTGATATTGAAGTGACACTTGTCTTCAATGATAACGCGTCTGTCGTTAACCTACTCCGTCCTATCATATCTATGTTCAGAGTCGCCCCTATTATCTCTGTGCAAAATGAGATCATCAACAAAGCTTTATATGACAAGTTTACAGAAAACACAGTTATAAAGCCAAAGATTGCTGTAGCTAATGATATTACAGATGCTCTTAATGATGCTATGATTACCGAGCGCAGGAATGCGCTAGTTAATGCATGGAACACTGCGTATCCTAATGACACAAAAACGTTCAATGAATTACGAGATACTTTCATAGATCCTATTACCCGTAGGCCTAAGAACCAGGCTAGATGGGAAATCATGTTAAACTCTGGAGTTATCAGTAGCAGGTTTGAAGCTTACCAAACTATGACTGAATGGATTGAGGATGAAGACAAGTCAAAGATAGAGAGCACAGACAGACCTGTCAATGCTATAGATAGAACAACTGAAGATGATGGTGAGGCAGATCTTAATGCTAATACCGTGCCATACTCAGATCCTAGGAGGGCACTAGATCAGACCAACCATGTGCCAGTAGCATTCATTGGTATAGAGCTTAGGACTCATCCTGAATTCCCTGAGGTTATCACTGCTGTTTTGCATCTCAAGAGAATCAGTATAGGTAACTATCTAAAAGATTATCTGCAATACAGGTCATTTGATTCTACTCCTACTTCTGATCCTACTGATGCGTTCTGGCTTATTAGAGCTATGCAGATTTACATGGATAGGTTCCTAGAGCCTAATCTTATTATTTCTAGTCAGAGTGGCAGAATTGATATCAACTTTCGTGGAGAAGACGTAGAGCTCCTTAGGTTTAAAGACAATCATAACTTAAAGTCCTTAAAGCCTAACACCCCTTATAGATTTTCAGATATAGCTACTACACAAATGTCTTATGCTGTAGAGCACAAGTTTGCATTTCATAGGCTAATAGGTGAGGCATATCCTACTGCACAACACCTAGGTACATCTACTGGCATATTAACCATGGCCATAAAGATGGATGACACTCCTGATAAGACTAGGGAGTTTAAAAAGATACACGAGTTTAAGAATGCGGCAGACTTCTTCTCTAGGCATACCGATAAAGCAACTAGAATAAATGGCTGGTCAGTAGACTGTATATTAACACGTCTCTTCAATTTAAAAGAAAATCCGTTTGCTACTGATGGAGACTCTGCCCTAAGAAACTTTCAGCAGAATAGCTTCTACCCTAAGTCAGTAGTCTCTGATACAAGCCCTACCAACCCTAATGTAAAAGACATCAGTATATCATTTTTAGAAATGAACCCTGATTTCTTTTCTAACTATGGCTTTACTGTAAGAAAGTCTGGATTCAACCTAGATATATTACATGAGTTTTATCTTAGACTTGTCAGTAGAGCCAAGAAGTACAAGCAGAACGAGGACTCTATTGAGAATGAAGATGAAGGCCCTGACTTCTATTCATTTAATGTACTATGGGGACGAGGAGATCCAGAGACAAGTTCTCATATAATAAATGCTGACACTATAATGTCAACGTTCTTAGAAGTATCTGAGTTTTCTCAAGGTACTTCAAAAATAAGTACTACTGATATAGAGCCAGACGCTGTACCAAGACAGATCTTAGATTACCTGTTGAACAACTCTAAGTTCTCTGGCGTACTAGACGTACAAGGCGCAGGCTTTGAGGTTGTACTTAAGCAGCTAGGTAGCTTACCCGGTGCATTCTTTGATATAAAATTGCCACGTAGTATAGCTACAAGGATAGCGGAGAAATATTTTGAAATACCAGTAAGTATTCAGGCCGCTGGTCCTATAGGTGCAAATATTATTCAAGCAGATATCTTGGCAAAAAGACAGCTCCTTATAACTCATCTACAAGGCTTGCCAGAAGCAAGTGGACGAAGAGACTTGTATTCCTATCTATATAACAATAGAGATATTAGACTCAATGACCTGTTCTATGAAAGGCTATTTGCAACAGTAGTTAGAAGAGCAAAGGTAAGAAGTAGCAGGCTCTTTGATAGAGTTGGTGTAGCAAAAGCATTTAACATCTTGTCTATTGCGCTAGAGACTACTGGAGCAGATATCGCTCCTGACTTATCAGAAAAACTTTCTAAAAGAAAGACTGACGATACTAAGATCGTAGTAGACTCTGAAGGAAGAATCGATGCAAGCAAAACTAATGTCAGTGCATACAGCGACTATATGTACCTGACATATGAAGATCTGTTTGACTTACCTGAGCCAGGTCTTGAAGGTAACTGGCATCAATATCAGTATACTTATCAAGACCTAGGTATATTCAATGTCAGTGTAGATGCGTACAGCAAGTCTGATAGCGACTCCCATAGTGTATTCAGTTCTGACTCAGTAACTAAAGCTATGAGCCACCCTGTTACACAAGCTAACTCACCAGTGCCACCATCTATATTTTTCCATAGAGAACGAGAAGCAGAAGAGTTTAGAAATAATCTAGATAACACAACAGAAGATTACTTCAATAAAATCTCGACACTAACATTAGATATACCATTTGATATTAGAATTGATAAGCGTGATAGCTTTAATAGATACACTAGTGAGAAAGCAGTAGACGAAACTGTAACTGATTCTTACATTAATGAAGATGATCTTGACGCTGCAGATTTACGCGCACCCTATAGTATAAGAGAGACCTCTGAGATAATAGAGAGAGGAGCTAAAAAGCTAGCTTCAACAAGGCCAGATATAACAAAGGAATTTGCAGAAGATATAGTCTTATATGAATTAACTCAACTCTCTGAAAAAACAGGCATTACACGAGAAGAAATAGCAAGAAGAGCTAAGGACGGAAGTCTTCCTGATAACTTCTATACCCAGTTATCCAGGTTCTATAGAGTTAGAAAAGATGGTATTAACTTCCCTATCATAGTTGGTACCCACTTAAAGAGTCCTGTTACAGAGTACAGAACTCTTGCCGGTGTCAGAGGAGAGGGCATCGCAAGGATACTTGTAAATGCTTCAATAGTACAGCAGCCAGGAGATACACTTGACTCCGCACGTAAAAGGTTTATAGATCAGACAATCATGAAGTCAGCATCTGGTAGCGACGACGGCATTAGTATCAGTAGCTCTGATATGGATGAAGTCAAAACTGCTATGCTTAAGATCACACAAGGCATTGCGGATAACAGAAATGATATCATTAAAGCTTTCCCGACATTCCGGCTATATTTTATAGACTTTCGAGGGCCAAGGATCTTAGTTAGAGATAACTTCTATGGCTACAATGCTATACAAAGCATAGACATAACTCATGACAAAAATGATCCATCACTAGCAGTTATTAGAATAGCTGATCCACTTCACATCTTGCAAGGAGATCTGCATGGCGTAGAGCCTAACAGTAAATCTGCTATAGATGATGTTGGATTGGTCAATGTAGAGAGTGATGTAGAGCAGTCACATATATTAGATAGACTTACTCTAAGACAAGGTAGAGCTATACAAATTAGAGGAGGCTACGCTGCAGAACCAGAGAATCTAGATATTATATTCACTGGTAGAATTGCAGAGATTCAATATGGTGACATAGTTACTGTAGTAGCACAAGGATGGAAAGCAGAGTTAATCACTAAACAGGTAGAGTTTGAACTACACTCTGTAAGCAACAGGTCAGTAAAAGACTTGGTGACTACTGTAATAAGAAGGGCCGCTCCAGCAGGCATGGGAGATATCTTCTCTTATGAAGAACTGCAAAGCATTAAAGCACTTAAGAATAAGTTATCTACTCAAGAAGGAATAGATCAAGCCATTGTACAAGGCAGTGGCACAACACCTATCTCTCACACTGGTGTCTCAGGAACAACAGGCGTTACGATATGGGGGTACAATTTCTTCGGTGGATATTATGCTGGGCTAGATCTAAGGCTTAGAAATGTATGGGTCCCAGATGTAGAGAATGTACACTTCAGAGGTTTCGCCGCTATCTTAAATGTTGGATGGCAAGGTAGAGGTTGGGTAGTTCCTCTTCAACCTGCATGGCATGTACTCCAGAACGCTACCAACTATGTGTGGGGATACATCTGTCAAGTAGTTCCATATGATGGAGAGTCAACTCTCTTCTTTGGTAGGCCAGATCAAATGTACCATTTCTCTAATGGTACGAGCTCTGTTTCCAAAGAATATCGCCAGCTTAAGCTAGCTGCTACTGCTGATGTCGAAGAATCATTTTCAAAGATCGTAAGAGAGTTTACTAATACCCATTACTTTAACAAAAACAACTTTCGCGAATTGGGTATCCCTCCAGGTAAAATAGAACTACAGGACACCTTAGGGCATCCAATTCATATAACTTCTCCTCTGACTATCTCTTATTACAATCCTTACAAGATAGAACTTAACCCAATACAACCAGACGATTCATCTTATAGACTATATAAGGCTGCCTTAATAAACAGTTCTTCTTCAGGCCTTCAGCAAAGACTACGAGGATTCTTTGGTGAGCCTACTAATTTTAATCCTATAGTAGAGGGCAATTATAATGCTGACTTCCAGCCCTATCTAAGAAATATAGCAGATGCACTAACCGGTGGAGATATAAAAGACACGGCTCTTCTAATGCTAGCTTCTTTCTATGGCATTACACCAGAATATATAAATATACACTTCCCTATAGATACTAAGTATATCATAGAAAAAATTATGCTAGGGCGTAGACCAGATCAAGTAAAGTTAGTAGCTCTTCTTGGAGGAGTACTTCCAACAGCAAAAGCTCAAAGCTTAACTGTAACTAACGCTGAAGTAACTATAGATGAAGCGCTAGCTGCAAAGCATAATTTGTTTGGCAATAGCCAAGCATGGCAAGACTTAAAGGACAACTATAGTACATCTACTAATGTAGCTAATCCATCTCGTGGTTCTATTGAGGTCACCTTTGTCACCGACGTATATAGGTCTAGCTCTACTAAACTACCAGCAGGCAGAGAAGCGGCAGCATTAGATTACCTTAGAGCTATAAGAGACGCTTACGCTCTAATGCATAAAGGTCAGAGGGACGTAATTATTGGTTCAGTTAATAAGCCTAGCTTCTTTACTAGTAAAGTTTTGTCTATCCAAGGCTCTGACTTGACCGCTAATAAATCGCTGGAAGATCTAGCGCAACTTGCCGTTAGATCACTTGACAGAATGTCACAAGAGACAGCTGTAATAAGCCCTCTGTTAATATCAAGTAATTTTGCTGAGCTATCTAAAGAACTACTAAATGAAAGTTTATCTCTATCTATTAGTCAAAGTAGCCAAACAGATATTATTCAGCTTATATATGAAAGTTTGCCTTTGTTTAGAGCTTACGTATATTACTTCTCTAAATTCGTAAACGACAATAATGCACAAGTAGAACTGCAAGAGTACTTCAATATACTAAAGACTAGCAATGTATTTGATTGGCCAAAAGCTATTAACATGAAAGTCTTTAGGGACTATCACTTTATATCAGACTACAATGATATTATAGAAAATAATATAGCTGCCAGTACTCGTGAGATGCACAACACTGTAGTTGTGAGGCACCCTGAAGAGTTGCCCGCTACACACGAGCATTTCCTGCCAGCTACAGATGATTTTGAGACTGTCAACCTTACCAATGAAACTGAATGGGTGTCATGGCCGCCAGCTGACAGAGGGATCATTGGCTTGCAATTCAATGACTCTATTACATATAAGGATAAGAAGGTTGCAATACACACTGATCTTAATTGTGCCCGTAAAGAATCAGCTGCTAAAGTAGCCACTAACGTTCTAACTAAACTCATACGTCCTATGTATAGGAATAATCTTCTAGTACTAGGTAGGAATATAAAGCCTTGGGATCATATATACCTTAACGATAAGTATACAGATATGAGAGGCATGCTTGACGTAGAAAGAATAGTGCATCACTATGACGTAAGTAAAGGTTGGGTCACTAACATTGTGCCTCATGCTGTCTGTGAAGCTAACCCTGGCTCTAGAGTTATTCAAGACGCTATCTTTGCTGACAAAATGGATTTTATCTATGATGTTGTAGACTTTATGTTCGATGCATTCATTGTTATTACTGCATTAGAAACTGCTGGAGCAAGTATCGGAGTAGCGTCTGCTGCTAGAGTAAGCACTAAACAAGCATTGTCACAAGGGAAGAAAGCTCTGGGCAGGAAATCATTCCAAGGCTTAGGCAAAAGACTTGCGGTTGTTAAGAACAACTTCTATAAGAACGGTGGCCTAGCAGAGTTCAGAAGTTTAGTAGCTAATAACAGTGCTACTGTCCTTAAAACATATCTAGTAAAAGAGACAGCTAGCTACGGGTACGGCGAGATAAATAGACTTCTTATAACTAACTCAGGCATAGGATCTGATAGGCTCCCAGTTATATTTATGCCATTGCTTTTCAAGGGAGCTCCATTACAAGCGGGACTGCACGGAGAAGAGACGGAGTACTTCTCTGTTGGATCTCAGCTCCACTGGTCTTACAAAGATACGCTTGATGGCGTTGAACAGTTCCTAGATATAATTACTGGCCCGCCTAGCTCTGACACAAGTCAGTTAATAGAAGGCCTGTCAAGGATTCAGTAGCATACAAAATGATTAAAGATAGCAATTTTAGAGAAGACCAAAGATACAGGGATATTGGCTCTGGTATATCTTGGCAGTTACTTCCTAGTAGAATCTTAGACTTCTTCTTTCATAAAGATATACAGTTCTCCCTTATGAAGTCCTGGTCAAGAGCATCAGGTATAGAAAAAGTAAACTGGAATGAGACATATGGAGTTGGACATTTTAATAACTCAGATCAGCTAAGAGTACTTGTGTCAACTAGAACAGATATAGCTTCAATGATAGAGGCCCTATCTATAATAGGTAATAAGATTAACCTTCCTAAAGGTGACGCCGATGAAGTCTTTGAGACATTAAAGACCTCTCAAACATACAGATCTGTAAAAACAATCAGGTTAATAGAAGAGCAAATGTCAAGGATAACATTAGCTAAAGTATATGACTATCATCCTGGCGGAGGTATCCCAGGTAGCAGGGGTGACATACAAGCTTTTATTGAAGATCATATTGGGAAGCGTGGCCTTAATAAGATTCATCCCCCTAAGTATAAGTTACATTCAGATAA